AGTTGGTAAATCTTTTCCCTTTCATCGACACTATGATAATATTCTTGTTTAAGATCAATATTATCAGGATTATTTTCATATAAGTTTTTTACGATTTCATTATAAGAGAGGGTTTCGGCTTTTAATGAATCTTGTATTTTAGATATTTTATCTGATAAAGCATCGATATCCATAGTAAAGGTATTTATTCATAGTCTTTTAAATAATCCCAAATTTTTTATGACCGCTATAATATAACAATGACACGAAAGCGTAATAAACGGAAGAGTAATAAACGGGCGATGAAGGGTGGAATGGAGGCTACGGCTACGGCTACGCGCCAATCATCAGTGGCTCCAGCAGTGGGCCTACCACGTCATGTGGATCCCGATGGTGGTCTTGCGCACCTTCTCGCGCAGGCTGAAATCGTTAAGGCTCAGGCTCAGGCTCAGGCTCAGGCTGAAAGGGCTGGGAGCGGTCTCATCGCTCAGGGCGTAGACCCGAACATCACATCTACTCTGACTGCCAACGAGCTGGCGATGCTACTGCTTTACCACAATGCCATTCCATTACCGCCAAAACTTTGTCGGAAAAAAAATATCGACGAGATGACTGAGATTCAGAAAAAACTGAAAAAAGGCGTTAACGATAAAACAGGTACACATGATTTAATAGTGGCAGACAGAGTTTGCTTGTCCAGAGCAAATAATATTCTCGAGCTGATGATGATGAAGGGAGCACCAAAACCTACGCATGCATTGAGAGCGGTAAAAATATTGAAAGAGCAATCGGCGCAAAGGAAGCTTGCTATGCAGAACCCCATCATCCAGGGTGGTACTGCGGGAGATGCGGTTCGTCGTAGGACTACGATTAAACAACCAGGTGAGTTATTAAAAGGTGAATTTACGAAAGGTGATTATGACCGAGCAATGGTATTAATTCAAAGCTTGAAGGAGGGCACTTATGAAGAAAAGAAAAAAGCTATGGAATTAATCGTAAAGTGTGAGACCTTTAATAAGGCTCAGGCTCGGGCTCGGGACCAGGCTCAGGCTCGGGACCAGGCTCTGGCTCGGGCTCGGGACCAGGCTCGGGATCGGGCTCTGGCCCAGCAACAAGCTGAGCCTGAACCTCAACCGGAACCGGAACCTGAGGCTGAGGCTGATACATGGGGTGCCTGGACAAGACGAACTGCTTCAGCTGGAGTCGGAGCTGGAGCTGAAGTCGCTGGAGCCGGAGCTGAAGCTCTAGCTTCAGCGACTGGAGCCGGAGCTGAAGCTCTAGCTTCAGCGACTTCAGAGACTACAGCTCGATTACATGAATTAGGGAGTCGGTTATTTAGTGGACCGAGAGACGTCTTAGGTGGCGGATCTAAGAGAAGATCTAAGAAGAGAACAAAGAGAAGAACAAAGAGAACTAAAAAGAGACGAAATAAGAAAATAAGTAAGAAGAGATATTAATAATATTTCATAAAGATTAAATCGTTTTGTATACATAAGTTTTTCATTCGTAAGAGGCATTCGATACAGCAAACATAATCTCGCTTCGCATTATTACTCTGTAGACCCATCTTATTTTCTTCACTGAGGGAATCGAATATATCTGGGAATGTATCTATGATAAACTGGTATGTTGATTCGCCTATCCATGCTCCGGAAGCTTGATCCTGAATAATTATTCCGGGTCCTCCGGGATAGACATAGTTTTTCTTCAATTTGTCACTTGATTTAATAACCTTTAATACAATACCGTTATGAGTGTATCTAGGGTCGCTATATTTAATCCTTTCGGAATACGTTAGGAACCCCCACGAACCGGAAACAGATAATGATTTGCTGTTTCGATTGGCTTTCATCATTATCACAATATCCATTTCATCGACCTTGTTAAATATTTCAATTTCGCGATTATGATAATTATAATAGAGTGGTTTCTTATCGTTATTATTATAGAGGAAAAATCCTACTAAATCTGTTTCATTACCGACCTTAAATTCATCTCTGTAATAATATTTAGATCCATCATAATAGATAAATAATTTACAGATACAGTTGATTAATAATTTAATAATCTCTTCGTCGAATAGTATTTCATTTTCTTTTAAATAAACCAAAACTGAATATCCTATTACTAATTTATCATCGATTAATAATCTATCAAATAGATAGGACATCGTAATCGAGTTTAGTCCTGGCCGACCGATGCCTATAACATCAAATATTTTCAATTCATGGTCCTTAAATACAAATGAAGAAATTTTCTCAAATGATCTATTGATACTGTCTTCCGTAAAGATATGTTTTTCATATAGAAATGTATTTATTTTTTTCTCACGATATTTGATTTCATAATTAACCGAGTTTACCGTTCCTTTGTTCAAGCGATAATATGCTGGTAATAAGATATCATTGTTGTAATACGGTTGAAATAGATAATATTCATCTATTCTGATCAAATATCCTTTATCGCCATTTACATTATGTAGTGAATATTTTTCAGAAATCATTTCCTTGATGGCATGATATAAAAAATCTGGATATGTTTCTTTATTTAGTGATAAACTCTCGTTTAATTCATTGAATGTATATGATATTGAGGTTAGATATAAATTATGTATTCGCTTTTTATATATTTCGATGACGGAGGAGCTATAATTCATTTGGAATGTATCATATTTATTTTTATCGGGGATAAGTATTGACTTATTTTTATCGTTTGCCATGTAATTACATATTTTCGAAAAAGAACAAACACGACTATATTCTTTATCTGATCTATCATATGGCATACTTTTCATAGTTCTGTGTGCTGGCTTTACGTTTATCATATCGATATCATTTTTATCAAAATAATTGCCCTCCTGAAATATATATTTATCGATGGCCACGCTTTTTAATATATTTTCGATTTTACCGATTTGTTTTGCTTTTTTCTCAGAATATCTATATAAATACATATCAATAGTCTCTGTTTCCGATGCTATTGAAGTATGTAAATATATTGTTACATTACGCTTCTCCGACTCCAAAGTTTTATGGGAACAATTACGAATACCCCGACCAATAACCTGTTCTAACTTATTAATATTATGCCAAGGTTCTAATATATGAATACTCCTGATATTTTTGAAATCCAGTCCCTCGGAAGCAACACTCGATCCGATTATGATTTTAATCTTATGACCATTTTTATTTTCTTCGGATACAGCCATTCTCAATTCTTCTTCTAAATTTGTTGAACCGATACCCGAACCCGCAATAACCATGTAATTTGCTTTATTGAAGTTTTTTTTATCGGTATATTCAGAAGAATATTTACCAGCACACGATATTTTTTCAATTTTATTGGATCCTTTTAATACTTCTTTACCATCATATTTGGTATATCCATTCTGCTCCAAGGCCAATACCATAGGTATGACACCCGACTTAATCCAATTCGAATAAATGAAAACAATACCTTCACTATTTTGTATGCTCTCTAGAATACTTTCTATTTTTGATGAATACTCTCCGATCTTCTTTCGGTGGAAATATTCACCGATGGTTGGATCTTCTAATATATCTTTTTGATAAGAATATATATTTTTATCTATCTTCATTGTATTTGTCAATCCATTATCACCATATAAATCCGTATATGATTCACCTGGACCTGGATAAACTATATTTGATATCTGTAATAATATATTTTCCACGTCTATTTGTAGATTGCTTAGGGCATGGTATTTTTCTATTTCATTCATATAAATCTTCAGCTGATGACCATTCAACGATGAGGAATATAATTCAAGGAATGATAATTTATATTCATCTGGCACTCGGTTATGAAACAAGTCTAATGATGGTCTCAAGTCTTTATCACCGTTATCCGGTTTTTTAATGATCCGATTTAAATCGTCTTTAGGATATAATCTCACAGGGAATGATATTGGATTTTCACCTCTCAAATATGAAATATATCCATTACTTTTCCTCATCAATAATTCCTCATCTATTAGATTGCCTTCTTTATCAAAGATATCTTTCTCCAGAATTATAGGTCTATTATCATTGAGAAGCAACATGTTCAAAATCCATACGATTTCAGTAGATAAATTATACATTGGATTGGCTGTTAATAAGATTAATCTTAATTTATCAGAATATTTTATCACCATTTCTATATAATGAATTGTATCTCGGTCATTTTTTTGAGACTCACCACTTCTTATATTATGAACTTCATCAATAATCAACACTCGATTCGAATACTTTTCTTTTATTAATTTGATCTGGTGTCGGAGTCTTTCTTTATCATCCGATATATGAAGACAACCTTCATTCAGCATTTTTTGAACCGAATTCGCAAAGGCGGCGTAGCCATGTAATTCATAGTATTTCTTTATTTTTTTCTTGGCATATTTTTGATCCATCTCGTGATCGTCGTCATAATAATAATCAGAACCTGTACATTGGTTGTCACCTCTCTCAGGATCAAATATCGTTTTTTTCCATCCAATACGTATATTTTGAGAAGCCAGAATAATTATTTTATTTTCTTCTTTACCATAGATATCTCTGAAATTTTCAGCGATTGATATTCCAGAACAAGATTTACCCACCCCTACGCCGTGGAAGATCAATAGACCATGATAATGAGTATTAGGGGATATTAAATTTTTTAGGAACAGCTGATGAGGAGCCAATTCGAAAAATTGACTATCACATTTATCCTTAATTGACCCTGTTTCGTCTGGTATAATATGTCTTTTGAATTCCTCTTTTGATATTATTTTATCAGATAGTTTATCTTCATATATATCGGGATAGTAGATAAAATGATTTTCTGTGGATCGTTGGCCCGTCATATATGTTTGGATATCATGATTTAATTCAGAATCTACATCTTTACATTCTTCCATTGTCCTCATTTCGACCAATCGTTTTAAACTTTCCAACAAACACGCTTGCATGAATTTTGTATGAATTTTAAGATGACGACGTCCGTCCTTCATTTTACTCTTGAAAACTATAGTATTCTCATCATAATCTATAGTCAACACCTTTGATGCAACAATATCATATTCGTCATATATATCATCATACTCCCCTTGAAATAGTAGATACTCCTTATAATAGTCGAGACATCTCCCTATCTCATATTCACAATTTAGCGATTTAATATTATGATAATAATCTATCATTATTAGTATGTATTATTATAAATAATTATGAAATCAAACTATATTTTCCATCATTAATCATTTCAAATAAATTATTCACCTTATTGATGATAGATACACGACTATGATGATAATCTCTAATAATATTTAGAGCATTGCGAACAGTAAGCCATTGTATTTTCTTTATTTCAGTTACTTGTTCTTTATTTTCAGGATCAATAAATGGTATTTTATCATTATTAGTTAACTGACCAATATAATAAATATATTTATAGCGTACCCGATTTTCACCACAGAACTCCTCGGTAAATGGACATAAATTAGATATAATATCATAATCATCATCCAGATAACTGGTCTCCTCTTTAAATTCACGTTTTGCGCACTCATAATCATTTTCATTTGAATTTCGCCTACCTTTTGGAAACTCCCATTCACTCATTTCATAACTGGTTTTAGACTTTGAAACTAAATATTCAAGTGAAATCACTTTGTCTTTTAGATTAATTCCATCCTTCAGGATCATGAACTTATTATATAATTTCAAATACTCTTCATTTTCATTTATTGGACCTTCTATGAGCCACAGAGAACGCCATAGTTCGGAGAAACTTTTATTTAGTAGATTATCTTTTTCATCTTTTGAGCACTTATCAATTAAAATCTGCTGATACTTATGATTTTTTATATCATATTTGCCTCTTATGAAATCAATATAACATAATGAATCTTTTCTCTGTATCATTAATATTTCAGGTTCAGCTTTATCTAATCTAAAAATAATATTACCACAGCTGATTATCGGTAATTTACATTCTTTGTAAAGATGTCCTTTTTTACCACAGTTATTGCAATACATTCTTATAAAGATTAGATGTTTCCTTTTTAAACTATATAACGCTACTAATTTCGGATTGTTTTCTTAAATTATATATTATATATATAATCAATGAAGCAATCAGTAAAACCTGATATATGGGGTAGTCATGGATGGAAATTCCTACACTACGTCACACTAGGATACCCAGATGACCCTACACATAATGATAAACAAAATTATAAAAATTTCTTCCAATCATTACAAAATGTACTCCCCTGCCAAAAATGCGCTCAGAATTATAAGAAGAATATAAATGAATTACCTATTGATAATCATTTACAGACCAGAGATCATTTAGTGAAATGGTTAATTGATATTCATAATAAAGTCAATCTGGAAACAGGTAAATCTGAAATACCTTACGAAGAAGCATTATCATTATATACAAATGAACAAACTCCTATGCTAGAGTATTGTTTTAAATTATCCGTATTAGTAATCATTCTGTATTTCCTCTATAAATTATTAGAAAAATAAATATCTAAATCCCCTGATAATAAATCGCCCGATGAGGTTGGTAGTTAAATTACTTGAACCATACAGAGGCATTTGAATCCTCGAAATATGGATTTTTACCACTAATTATCTTACCTTTACTCTTGACAGCCAAAATATCCAATACATATTTATCTTTGTCAACCTTTTCTTTCTTGAGAACTCTTTCTAACATCCTATGACCAGTAGTTTGAAATACAAATCTACCTTTCCATTTAGCGTAAATAGGGTTTCCAATCTTACTCCGGAAACTTTCTTCACAATGTTCCATTATCTCTCTATAAATATTATTTCCTGGTTGAGAACCCATGACAGCATTGTAAGGTAACCGAAGCTTATCATCGTGCCAGGTCACGAAAAAATAATCCTTCTTAAATAAACTACTCAGAGACCTAAGAGGATGAATATCACAATCAACATATATACCTCCATATTTATGTAAAATACAATATCTTACGAAATCAGCTCTCTGAATTGGAATAGTGAAATCATTCCATAATGATAAATATTCGGGATAATAATCTTTTATTAATTTAGAGCATGACGCCAGATTCCACATTTTATATTGATAACCACATTTCTTACATAGTGATTTGGTTTTCTTAACGTTTTCATAAAAAACAGGGATATCTTTTAACGGAATGCCATCATCAAAAATACCGTAAATCTGATGAACTCTCTTTTTGTTAGTATTCTTTTTGATTGTTCTTTTCATTATATATATATATGCTTATTTTTTTAATTCTAGTTATCTACTGATTACTTATCTACATGCCGACTAGTTCATACATGGTTTGAGCGGTCGACTGATCAACACCCTTGCTGACCCACCCAACATCACCCCCCCCTATATGAAGGCGGTATATTGTAGGTTTCCTCGACCGATTTCCCCCCAAATGATAGCATGATCCCTCGTGAAACCAGACGCGCCATCCCGACCCGATGCTCTTTTCACCACTCGAGTGGATGATGTTTGATTGAGGGAGAGAACCTAGGGGAGCGTTGGCTTTCTGTCCGTTAGTCTGCCCGAGGCGTACACTGATTACCTTCGTCATTGGTGTCAGGGATATCCGTTGATTTTAGTTGATTTAACGTATATCATCAAATCAAATTTATGAAGGTCGAAGCGGATGAGATTTGAACCTCCCATCTTCATCAAACTCAGTTGATTGTTATAAGGATTTGATCAGCACCAGACTATCAATTGCCTTCCCGGTAAAATAACGTAGATTGGTGTCGTCGCCTGATACCGGGTTCTCTGACGTGCTAATGCCTATTTTATATTTTCCAGTTATGTTCTTGCCTATATACCTTAGTGTACCCTCCAAAATCTCAGGAGGGGGTCCATCCAGGGTAATTTTCACTGTGTCACTTATTTTACAACTAGTATCATCTGTTATATTTAATAGATCTGCTATTTCCCATTCAATATAGTCCCATGGTTTACCATTGGCCACGTTTGAGATATATAGAAGTATATTCTCTGCCCATTTCGTCCTTTGGAAATCCGATAGTGACACGCCGTTTGGTGCCGGGGGCTCTAATGCGAACTGGATTGATTCTCGCTCATCATCACCAGCATCTCGTGTTATATGTGGCGTCCCATCATCATTAAGTGTTCTAAATTTCACGGTAAATTTAGGCCGTTTGGTGCCGGGAAACATACCAAATGACTCCTCACCTAACTCGACCCGAGCCCCTGTTATATCATATATCGAGCTACCGCGTTTAGCGCCATTAACGACTCCATCACTATAAAAATTCAGAGAGGTCCCTATCATCTCAAAGTGCCGTTTAGGCCACGTTCCTAATGTGGGTTTCTGCTTATAGCACTCAACGATGGGAAGGGTCTTGTAAGAAACAACTTCGGGTTTGATTAATTTTAAGAATTCAAGCTGTATATGTTCGTCCATAGCAACAATGTGAACCTCCTTCAATCCATTATAAGTACACTTAGATATGGTATCTACCGCAATCCGAACCAATATTTCCAGAGGTCGGGTACCCGAGAATTCGCCCGTCGATATAGGCGGAAATGCTAGATATTCTATTCTTTTGTCCTCCGCACACGCCATCGCCTCCTTATATGCTGAGGCCAAAATGCTATCAATTTCAAGCGCTTTACGATTCCCTTGCAGTCTAATATTCTTGGCCGTACTGTAATTGGGACCCACCGCGTGTATCACTGTGGGGACATGAAGGCCCGTGTATTTCGCATCGGGGGTCTCGGTATTGAAGGCGCCCCCGTAATCGAATGAGTTAGTAGTAGTAGTAACGGCGGACCCTTCTTCTATACGATACCCATTACTCCTGGGACCCGTGGTACCAGGAATGATAGGAAGGGCGAATCGGTGCCCCGCAAGAGCCTCCCCCCCGGCCCTCGTGATGGCCCCGTCTACCCCTCCCCCGCCAAGCCCTTTGCAATTGGCTGCGTTTACGATGGCTTTATTGCGAGTATCGATAAGCTTACCAAACCCAGTGATTGACCCTCGGTCTAATATGAGAGTTACTCCGTTGTCTAGTTCTGTACGGGCTATTTCTATGGTACCGGCTCTGATTTTTGTGGTTTCTGATAAATTAAAAGCCATTAAATGAGAAGCTTTTATCACCCGCTCGTTACACTCATCGCTATGGTATAATTCACCCCCTAGATTTAAGGCGCAAGGTCGGCAACATGTGTCGAATGAATTACCCCCTGGGGTTTTGCCGGGGTGGACGGTGCGTACACAGTTCGACTTACATAAGGGTTCGGGTTCGGGTTCGGGTTCGGGTTCGGGTTCGGGTTCGGGTTCGGGTTCGGGTTCGGGTTCGGGTTCGGGTTCGGGTTCGGGTTCGGGTTCGGGTTCGGATACGGATACCCAGTCATCATCACCCCCTCCGTAAAGTGTCTTTCTTGTCTTTCTTGTCTTTCTTGTCTTTCTTGTCTTTCTTGTCTTTCTTGTCTTTCTTGTCTTTCTTGTCTTTCTTGTCTTTCTTGTCTTTCTACGCTTAGGATGAAGTGTCTTTCTACGCTTAGGATGAAGTGTCTTTCTACGCTTAGGATGAAGTGTCTTTCTACGCTTAGGTGGGGTCATATATATATATATATATATAAAAAAATAATAATGTATTATAATTGAAAATCAACGGATTCGCGGACGTCTTTGTTAAGCAATCATTTCAGCTGTTATTTTATCATAATGATTATAATTTTTAATAGTAAAATATTCCTCTTTCAATTCATCAATATCTGTTACTTCAGGTGAGATTATTAATTCTGGAAATTGATGTGGAATTCTATCTAATTGGGTTTTAACTGAACCGATATGTGATTCATAAATATGAGCATCCCCCAATACGTGTATTAGGTTACCGACTTGATAACCTGTAATTTTAGCCAATATATGTGTTAAGAAGGCATATGAAGCAATATTAAAGGGCACCCCTAAGAACATATCACCCGACCTTTGATATAATTGGCAATTGAGAGTACCATCTCTCTGGTTCACATTAAATTGACACATTACATGACACGGTGGAAGAGCCATCTTATCAATATCAGAAACATTCCATGAATTCATAATAATCCTACGTGATTGAGGATCAGTTTTAAGTAAATGAATTACGTTTTTTAGTTGATCGATACCCTTACCTCTGTAATCAGTATCTTGAGATACATATTCTGCTCCAAAGTGTCGCCACTGAAATCCATAGACCGGACCTAAATCACCTTCTTCATAATCCAGACCTCTTTCATCTAAGAATTCCCTGGTCGAATTTTGGTTCCATATATGAACTTTTTTATCGGTTAAATCCTTATTAGATGTTGATCCACTGATAAACCATAGAAGCTCTCTAAGAATAGTTTTATATCCGACAAACTTTGTTGTTATCAGAGGGAAGCCTTTTCTTAAATCATAAACCATCCTTTCACCGAATAGAGAATATACTTTGCTATTTCGTGAATCGGTTTCACAACCCTCCTCAACTACCTTCTTGAGTAAGTTTAGATATTGATATTCTTCATTATTTATTTTTTCAATTTTCTGATAAACTGAGAAAGTAAAAGATACTGATTTAGTCGGTTGATCGTTTACAATACCCCAATAGGTCTCTGTTTTATCTTTACCGGTTAACATTAGAGGACTTCTTTCACATATTTCATGTATCTTTTCAGATTCATTTAATAGAACCATATTATTCATTAATTTGATAGGGAAACTATGAGTTGTATTTCTTGGTAGATAATTATCATCAAACCTTGTAATATATAATTTATCAAGATCATCTATGAATTCTTTCTTACAGCATTCATTAAAAACTTGTGCTCCACCAATAACAAATATATGTCCACCTAGAGAAGCTGAATACTCAAACGCCTTTTCTAATGAACCAAATGATTTAACATCATCCGATTCTGGAAATAGATGAGTCGTTGTTAGAATGATATTAATTCTATCTTTAAGAGGTCTTTTCGCTGGAGGTATGCTAAACCACGTCTTTCGACCCATTATGATGATATTCTTATTTGATGTATTTTCTCGGTCAGTTGTGATCTTCTGAAAATTACGCAGATCTTTTTTTGAGTTGATCAATAAATCATCGTTCTCACCAATAAGATTGTGATTATTGAGAGATACAATGATATTATATTTCATTACAGTATTAAATTGATTAATGACTAAATCTTTAATATCAAATTTATAATAGTTAATTAATATATACATTATGGGTTATGGTTCTCAAGGACAAATAATAGATCCTAAGGATGATGATCCTATGGATATTGATCAAGAACAAATAATGAATGCCAAACGAGCGAACAAAGATGATCCTATAGTACAATATACAAATTTGCCTGAGGTCGACGCTGTAAATCAAGATTTCCCTATGCCCACTACGATGCCACCTGAACCACCTATGTCACCTGAACCGACGAGTAAGAGGAATAGGGACGAAATGACTTCTCCAGCAAGGCCTGTTCGAAGGAGCACGCGCAAAACAAAACCCAGACTCACTCCTGTAATCGATACTCCGGTCAAGAAGCCTAAGAAGGCTCAGCCTAAGAAGGCTCAGCCTAAGAAGGCTCAGCCTAAGAAGGCTCCTGCTCCTGCTCCTGCTCCTGCTCCTGCTCCTGCTCCTGCTCCTGCTCCTGCTCCTGCTCCTGTTCCCGATACCTCCACCCCTATGGTAGGTGTGTCTCTATCTCCAGGGGAGCCTTCTCCTAAAACCATCCTTCAGAAGATAACATCATCCGACATTGGAAGGAATAAGCGTTTTGATGAGTTTTCGTTTGGTCCCAGTGATATTTCACCCGATAAGGATATCCATGATATTCAATCCAGTGAAGTTAGATCACAACTTGAAGGGAGCACAGATACACAATGTGAGACGGCAAACTGCAATAAGCGCTCTAAGACTTCCCCTCCCATAGGTAAAACGTGTTGCTATATATGTGGATATCCATGTTTTCAGAAGGGTGGTATGCCTGACCAGACATTTTCCCAGCAATGTGAGCATGTATTACCGGTTGCAGCGCTATCATTATTGTGTGGATTATCGAATGGATCTATTTCCGGTAATAATTATAGCTCATCATTATCACAGGTTATAAATAATATAGGTATCAGTTCTCAAACCAAGGGGGGTTATACCCGATGGCGAGGTAAAGTTACAGGCATGGTTTTGTCAGGAAAAAAGGAGATAGAGGGTGGTGGTATTAGTGGATCCGCATATCAATGGGCTCACCCTTCATGTAATTCCATCAAAAGTAATTATCCATTTATAACAGTATGTTATAGTGATGTGGGTGTATTTTTTGTATCAGATGAAATGGAAATATTATTACCCCCTGGTAAGAAGTTATCAAATGATACATATAGCAAGATAAAGAAGCATTTACCTAAATCCCTTCAGAATTCCAAACTCCTTGAATGTAGTAATATGGATGAATACCTTAACAAATGTATAAGTCATAGAAATCTAATATGGTTATTATGCGCCCTATGTGATAATGATTCCGGTGTGAAGGCCGATGGTGGAAAAAATGTCGTCAAATGGCTAGACGGTATCCTTCTTAGGTCATCCAATGATCAGAAAAAGAAATTTAAATGGGGTGATACGGTATCTGGTAAAAATATGTATTGGTCCGTCGTGAAAGATAATGGGATACAAAAGGGAAATAATGATTGGAAAGAAGACGATAAGTACTTAAGTAATGCTTTCGCCAAATTAGGACCTAAGGGAAATTTACAATTGTCTCTATTCAAAGATGGAATACGATCTGATGGATATTTAGAAAAATATCAATGGGTAAGTGAGAGAGTTAAAATTATAAAAAGCCGAATATTAATCCCACTCCTAAAAAACATCTGCCCGACACCTCTGGTCAGTCCTTATCCTATAATTATGACAGAAGATAAACCTCTTGTGACACAGTATTCTTTGATATCTACTACATGTACTGGATCAAGAATTAATCACCAGATGATTAGGCTCAATAAGGAATTTATGGATAATTCCTCAAGTGGTAAAGTAAAAATGAAGATGAAAATGACTATCGTATGGTCTAATGTGATATTTGAATCTTATTTGGTAAAGGCCCAAGAGTTTTTGAGAACCAGTGGACCCGCTGCCATATTTATAGACGGTAAAATGGCCTCTGCGACTCGTAAAGCCGTCAAGACTGGTCAATGGCTTAAAAAAACGACTAAAAAGACATTCGGGAAAATATTCTCTTCACTTAAGAAAGTGACGACCAAAGGGACCAAAGGGGTCAAAGGTGGTGGTTCCTTTACGCAAAATGTAGGTCCAGTGAGGGCGAAGAGGATGTCTATTCAGAGGAGACCAAAGATACGACAAAAGATAAAGAAGCAGAGACAGAAAAATATGATATCTTCAGTAGATAATATAAAATCGCATAAAAAGAGGCAAGCTATTGAAACACTGACCAATCCAACTGTTACGGATAATCCAACTGTTACGGATCATAAATCAGATATTGATAAATCACCAGATCTTACCGATTTTTTCCTGAAAAATGAGGCCGAATTAGATAAACATATGGAGGATTTCATCCGCCTTCATCTAAGTGACGATATTAAATATCCTTGGGCTCGCGAAATATTTCTAGATTTTCATAATGATGAGGAGTTATTGATGAAAACTATAAACGAAGAATATGGTGACGAATACGATCCCACATCGTGTATTAAATTACCAGATAAAATGACAGACACTTCAGGTTTAAATATTTTTTATCTTGAGAAGTATTTCGGTCAACTAAAAGGGGTCGGTCTATCTGATTGGACGATTCTATTAGCGGAACTTGATTCTAAATCTTTAGATTTCATTAACAGCGAGATGTCAAAAGGGGCCACTAATAAGGATGGCTCTCGGAAAACTAAAAAAAAAAGAAGAAGAAGACGATCTAAGACACGCAATAAACGTAAATCCCGAAGGTAAATACCGAAGGTAAATCCAGGAGATAATAATTATATTTACTATTACTATATGAAAAAAGATACACTTTATGTTATTATCGGTCTCCTAATCGTAATCCTATTTATTATTCACTCTGATAAAAACCTGAATATAAATATAAGACCGGAAAGTGATCCGGAAAGTGATGATGATATAAGAGAACCCAAACGCTTTTATGATTCTAGATATATCTCCAGAAAACAAATGAAAATTAATGTCCCAACAAGAGGTGAAGCCCCAACCTATCAACAGGTCGGTATATTAACAGGAACAGATGATCCCGAAAATATAAAACCTCTCTATGGAAGACAAACCTATAGGGGATCGGGACTCTGGAATTATTTTACATCATTAGATTCCCATTTGGCAACCAAAATACCCATCCAAGTAGGTGAGAAAGATTGTACAGATGAAAGGGGATGTAAAGAAATTTATAAAAATGATACATTATCTATTGGTGATCCGGATAATCAATATAAAGCTAATATTTACCAAACACATGCTCCTCGCTATATACCTTATTAGCATTAATTACCGATTAATCCAATTTTACCTTTAAGGATTCATGATCCATCATACATTCATCGTTTACCCAAATAATATCATCATGATTATCATTAAATGTCCCAATATGTTTATGTTCGTTAGTATAAATCTTCTGAAACCGATTATCTTCTAAATAAGAGATTCCCTCAAATTCAATTTCATCGAAATTACCATCCTCGAATTTCTCATCATCATCAGATGTATCTGATCCATCGGATCCATCACCGGTTCTCTTTAGTTGAAAATCATATGGATTAAAATAAAGACAAGTAGCCGCATAACGACATGCTTCAACTAAATCATCAAATAAATGAACAACCGAAGAGCATCTAGTATACATTACCCTCTCTCTTACTAGATCATATTTATCACTGACATCATCGCGAATATGAAGCAGAGAGCGAATATCTGAAACTTTATCTGCCTCAGACATGAGTTGCGCTACAGCGATGTAATCCCCTAGATTATCTAATGATCTATCAATCTGTTCTAACAGATATTTCCTATGATAATAACTGATACTAGTATCGTATAACAGGATATTAAATATATGATGATATGTGAAATAAATAGAATACTCTAGGTCTTTTACTGAACTAATAGTATCATAATTATCGTCTTCAATCACCGATAAAACATTACCTGATGCCATTAAAATATACTTGGTTTCATCAGATGGTTCTTCATTCAGAACTTTTAGGTTTGCGAGTGCTACCTCATCTAGTGTCATTGTCATTGTCATTGTCATTATACTTATCTATTAATTATCTTTTAAATATAATTTCATAATACATGTTCATCAGGTTCCAAATCTGCATCCCACGCCCTAACCCAGACACGATCTAATTGTTTACCTTTCATCGATGATTTACCTCCCCTCGATGTTTTATACCGCTCAGGACCTGCCTTACTCCAGTCGGCTTCCCATCCCTTGCTCGCTTCGATTTCCTTGATAGACTTTGATTTAAGTCGGGACGAGTGACCCCTCTGTGCGGATTGGATTCGCACTGATGCGCTACTTCTAGCCTTCTCTTCTTTCTCTCCATTGATTCTTCCATTGTTTATGTCTTCACGTTTCATCGCTTCGATAATATCAGCTGTATTCATGCCTTCTCCAGACAAGAAAATGTTGCTTAATGCGGTATATCCAATCTCGGGTACCGCGTTTTTATACATAAATAAAAAATCAAGTAGATCGGATTCTTCTAGACCCTGAATACCAGCGCTTGCGCCATATAGATTGTTAAAATTACCTTCTTCATCACCCAATTCATTAGCTTGTACGATGTACTTTTTGGGAGGTGGGATTTTATTTAACTGGTCCTTACCCTGACCACCAGAACCACCTCTCTTAGTATTTTTATTTCTCTTAGTATTTTTATTTCTCTTAGTATTTCTCCTAGTATTTTTATTTCTCTTAGTATTTTTATTTCTCCTAGTATTTCTCTTAGTATTTTTAGTTCTATTATACCGTCTATTCACCATTATAGTGAGTAGTAGTATTTTAATCTTCTAGAAATGCTTTCCGAATAAATAATCCTCTAACCTGAACATACTCATGAACCTTATTTTCATTGATAATGGCGGTCATTTGTTCATAATTTTTATCGGTTTCTAGGATGATAATATCAAAAGGTACATTCTTGAATAAATCCCAAGCCGGATGTTTTGACGAATATAAGAAAACATTGAATGATGTACCGATAGCTTTTACCATTTTTGATAACTTTGTCTGCTTCCACTTACCAGTAATATTATGAGTTTCCCATCTTTCATCTTTATCTACATTTACCATAAACTTACTCTCTAATCCCAAAATGGATATCTTTTCTTGGAATAATTCATTAATTATATTCTTGAAAGGATGTTCTGTAATATGAATATCAGAGACTAATTCAGGTATAACTATATTCTGCCCTTCTAAAGAAATTTGTACTGGTTTATACTGATTCATATTATGAATACTTAAGAGCTGAACTGTATCATAATAGTTATCTAATTTACGATCCTGGCCATTATTATAGTGGAAGCTTGAGCCTTCATTCTCTGTATCATACCAATTAAATCCTTTCCTCTTCCAGAATTCTCTTGTATGATATAATGTAGATTCATAAATCTTGGAACTAGCTTCGGTTTTATAAAGGTTTTTACCATAGATATCATAACAAAGAGTGGTATCACAATAGATACAGTCTGCCCCGACCCTCTTCCGAAATGTTTCTTTTCTCTCAATTGATCTAGGATTGTAGATACAATCGGCATTCATATGAAAAATATTATCATGACTCGACATTCCACAACCGTAATCTCTTAAAAAACCCTGAGGCAATGATTTACGTTTCTTTTCATAGTATAACAACGTCTTATTCGGTTCCTTATATTCTTCTTCGATCTGTTTCATAAATTTTGTAATATCATCTTCATTCAAATGAAGATAAATACACCTGTCGATATCACAAAATTCATTCATTAAGTTCTCTTTACCCACGTCCACAATAATCAATTCTAGATTAATCTGATCATTAAAATTCTGAAAATTATGTTTAATCAATGGCGTAAATTCCCTTTCGCCGTGAAGAATTGTAATACAAGAAGTCATCTATATTTTTAAATATGATAATTTTAACTTTAAATAAACATAATCATTAAATTTAAAATAAATACATAGTATAAATGACTCAACAATATACACGGAGTCGAAGTCGGACCAAGAGAGGTCCGACCAAGAGAGGTCCGACCAAGAGAGGTCCGACCAAGAGAGGTCCGACCAAGAGAGGTCGGACCAAGAGAGGTCGGACCAAGAGAGGTCGGACCAAGAGAGGTCGGACCAAGAGAGGTCGGACCAAGAGAGGTCGGACCAAGAGTGCGCATAGAACCCGTAAAACAGGTGGAGCGGGTACGGTCCCAGTGGTCCCAGAAGATACCGGTGGGGCGACTGGTTTTGAGGGAATTTCATTAGATGACCCTCCTCTCTGTAAGCATAATTGCGGAAATTCTGTCCCGCCAGGAAATGTTCCACGACCAGATTTCCTTCCCGATCCAACCCTTAGTGAAAAATATGAAAAATATGAAAAATATATATCGGAAATGACAAAAACTGGTGTTACATGTTATAAGAAAAACTTTCTCGGAGTATATAGTAACCCCATGGTGGTATCGATCAGTATCGACGGACGTGGTATCACTTTTAATTCTAAGTCATGGGAGGAAACTGATAAGATATTCAAGATTATCTTGCCGACAGGTTACGGCAATAGATTCCTTGCAATGAATTTCGAAGGATACAAATCCGCTGTGGAATCTATGATGGAGCCAGATGATACCGACGTAACTATATCGGTGGGTGGAAAACCCACAGTCTATTCCCTGGGTTATCTCAATTGGTCCTTATCTTCAAATGACAATTTCAGAGTACAAGAGTACAACGACAAGATGGCCTTAGAGGGATCGATCCGTAACGTCGCAGAATACCAAATTTCGAAAGGGCGCGATGGCACAAAGTATTACATAACATTAAAGAAAAATGAGGAAACCGTGACGTTCTACCTTGACGATGAAATACATTCGAATCGCTTCTTTCATGCTCTGAAAAATATGTCTCAGGAGAAATCTTGGGAAGAAGTATATGAAGGACCGTATGATACATGCTGTCGGAGGTGTGGTATATCAAACGGTAAGCATGGGCATGATGAATCATGTTCGTCTAAGGCCCCGGCCCCGGCCAAGGTCACGGCCCCGGCCAAGGTCACGGTCGCGGACGATGAATGGGTCCAAGTTCAAGTCCCGAATCCACATATGTGTAATAACGGTTGTGGGAGACCTGTCGAAATAGGAATTCCTGATATAGTTTTGAATCGGGATCTACAGTTTAAAACCTGTGTTAAGCAGAAACCAACGGTCCGCTCTTGGGAAGTGAGAAAAGTATCTATAATGAACAATGAACTCATGTTTCATGATATTGGATATAATCCAGTAGCACAGCAAACTTTCAAGTGGATGTGGGGTGACCTGTCTATGCCTACTATGATTGCGAATAAAAATATATGGCGAACGAGTCATTCTATGAGTAAGGGCGATCTGATTATTGATCTAGAAAAATATGACCTAAATACGACTACAGATAGACCGGTGTATATAAATTTTCCCGGTACTAGCACTCCCAGTAGATTTAATACAATCAGGGACGCTATCAATTATTTTAAAATAGTCAATATAGACCCCCTAATCCACGGTAATAATAAAAGAGGTAGTTCAATCGAGAGTTTGGGTGGGTATAGTATTGCCGCAGAAGGTATGCATAAATCCGCTCGTGGTGATGATAAGTTTCTCATAACATTAACGAAGGCTGGGTCTAACGATTGTAACTTCACATTTGATGCTAAGGTTGATAGGGATAATTTCGCTTATGCTCTGGGAAACCTTGTTCAAGGATCACCACCGCTGAAACCAAAAGCAAATGATACTTGTTGTACAAGTTGCTCCGATAATCCCGATCATACCGATCATACCGATAAATGTAATCTTGGGTCGGAGCTGGCGCCCCCATGGGAGAACGATCTGTTGGGCAAGCTTGGGTAGCGTAATGTTTCGTCTAGAGCTGTAGCTGGAGAAGCTGAAGCTGGAGAAGCTGTAGCCGATGATGGTGACGACGCTGAATTCACCGACGCCCGTGGTGAAGACGCTGGAGAAGGTGTCCGTTAACCAGTAAGACAAAATTAATGATTATTGGGTGACCGATCATTATAAATTAGTATCGGGTTTATATCGGATTTACTCGGCTATCTCTTATATTTTTTATCTGTTTAAGATTATAACATTAAAAATGCCAAGACCTAAAACATTAGTAGTTGAGAAAATATATTCGGATGAAGAAATTAAGAAGAAAGAAGGTCATTGGTTCGAGGAAGTTGATATTAAATATCCAATTGTCAATTCGAATACCGATGTATATCGTATTGATGAAGAAGGAAATAAACATCTCTTATTAAAATTCCGCAAGGGTTGTATACCCGATAATCTTATTAAGGTTGGTTGGGATTCATATAAAGATTTAGCGAAGGCATCGAGAGGTCGTGGGGCTTCAGCTGGACACATCGATGCTACAAGCCAATATTGGGGTAAACGAAAGCTGGTGGATACCAAGAAATGGTCGACCGGATATCTTAATCCAAAGGGTTTGGAACTCCATGATCTATATTCAGCCTTAGATATTTCATCTCTTAAGGTAAAATGTAATGAACTAGAACTTAAATACAAAGATGATGATTTAATCGATGATTTAATTCTTAAGATTATTAAGAAAGAGGATGGCGTATCTAAGATGAAAGTTAATAATCAGGTTGCTTCAAATCCCATTGGATTTTATGAATCAGGTAAGAACTTCGCAGATTTACCTTGTAGATTAACTCATTTCACGAGGACTAATTTTGAGAAATACAATGATGGATTGCCTTTTATTCAACAGATAGATAAAGTGTTTAAGAGACTGATACCCGAATCTCATTATAAACAATTAATTAGAGCGGACGAGAAACCTCATCTCAAAATACCGAAGACATCTTTCTCGACTGTCACGATAAATCGTAATTTCAGAACCGCGATGCATCGCGATGCGGGTGATTTTAAAGAAGGTTTTGGTAATCTAACGGTAATTGAGCGCGGTAAATATCACGGAGGATATACTATCTTCCCACAATATGGTGTCGCTATAGATTTACGAAATAATGATTTCGTTGCGATGGATGTTCATCAGTGGCACTGTAACACACCTATGTATGAAACCGAAGAAGATAAAAAAGAAAATGAATCATTGGCCCCGGCCTTCAAGGATAATCCTAAAGTTGGGACTGTTGGTATTTATGAAAATTATACAAGGATATCATTTGTATGCTATCTAAGAGAAAAGATATTACAATGTCCTGAAAAAGATCAGATAAACCCTCAATACTTAACTAAATCGGGTCACTCAAAAATAATTATCTAATATGGATTTGAATAAGAAGGATGTAACTCACATAAGGTAAAAATTTGATTAACATCTTAATTATATTAAAGTTAAATACCTTGTTTTCTATATATATATATGGATTGCGATCATATCATTGATCTATCTATTCCATTGGATCTATCTAATCCATTTGATCAGATCAATCCATTGTCGGCTTATCATAAATTCAAAGACATGATAAATCCGATCCGAGATAAACAATTCCTCCTTGAGATAATAATATTATTAGAAATCAGATCAAATGAATTAGACCAAGACACATCATGATCGTAATAAAAATCAGATATATATATATATCCTTTCATCACCTGACTTATAAAGGGAATAAATTCATCAGAGTTTTAAAATTACTATCAGTTTCATATCCTTCATAATACCATTTTTTATTTTTCGGATCCCATTTTGCTCCGAATTTTTTACCGATTATCTTTTCAGAATATGGTATTTTCAAATAATATTTAGATTTACTAATTGTATGACTTGTATCACGACCTATAGCTAGGTTGGCCATCATGTCGGCTCCTTCATTACCCAATGATAATTCATCTAGTAATCCCGTATGAGCTTTGATATGATTTAATTTAACATTCTTATGTTTATTACAGAGTAGATATAAAGTCTTACCTAGTTCTAAATTTGGAATAGTTTGTTGACCTGCTGGCCATCCTTTATTTTCACACTTTGAACCATATTCTCCTGTCCATCTGATAGTATAGGTGGAGTCTGAATAAATCATTATTTCTTCATTCAATTCTATTTCTTTCACCAAAATAGTGAATACTTCTATAACGGCGGATAATTCGGCTGTATTATTTGATTGTTTTCCTATAATTGGCTTAGAAACATTTCTCTCATCATCCTTTCCAAAATAAACTCCGAGGCCTAGATAATTCTAAAATACGATAATAATCTTTCATTAATATAGTTTGTAAAATGAAATTTCATTTTAAACTTATTTTATATATTATTTTTTTATTTTATATATTATAAATAAATGGATTCATCTGATTTAGGAAATGTAGAGTGGGAAGGATATGTGTCAAGAGCGAGGGGGGACAGATATGTGTCAAGAGCGAGGGGGGACAAATTGGCTAAAGAATACTATGCTAAACTCCATCACCCAACATTTATGCATCTGTACCGTGACAATAATCCCAACAGTTCCTCTATTACAAAATACAATATTGACGTGGAAAACTGTGAAGTAACAAGATTGAGCGATTTAAAGATTAGTTTGAATCGCGATGATTTCCCGGGAAAACTGACTTTTACGGCCAAAACTAAAGTGGCGTGTGATGAATTATTTAATAAACTAGATGAATATTCAAGACATGGACGACCCAAGCCAAGTGATGAGGAATTAAAAGCACAAGAAGATAAAGATGAATTGGCCGATATAGCAACGCGAGTCGTGTACCGAGGACGAGGAGGGGGTAGACGTAAATCCCGCAGACGTAAGAAAAGAAGTAAATCTAATAAGAGACGTAAGTATAACCAGAAGACTCGTAAGAATAAATCTAGTAGAAGATCAAAACGCAGAAGATCAACCTAATTCCTAGATTAATTAATAAGATAATTCCCAATTGAGGATTAATCCGCTAATTCATGTTTCTTGATCAAGGATTTTTCTTTGGTAAAATGAGGTTCATATTCTTTTAATGATTCATTAAAATTTTCATCGTGTTCCCGTAACCATAATTTTACGATATTAAATTCTTTCTTTGGGATAATTGATGATCCATTTAGATATTCAGTATTTGTCTTATTAAGTAAAATATCTTCGGATAAGATATTATTTACTATCATGTCAAATTGTTCTTTTAGGATTCCATCTGTAAAAACAGTTATCATATCTTTGATATTAATAAAGATAAACAAATCAAATTTTAGATAATACATATTTTGTTAACAGGCGCATGGTTTACAACGACAATCCTTACACTTACAACGTCTAGTCCGTTTTCCTTTCGCTCTTTTCTTTCTTCTTTTTGATGAGTATCGTTTTGACTTTTTTGATTTCAGGACACCCCTTCTCTTCGTCCTTCGTCGTTTCGCTCCCCCACCCGTAAGAGTACCGAATGATAGTGGCGCACCGACGTCCGTGCCTATATTCCCAACCGGCAAATAAGATCCTTCAGTTATAACCATTTATATATAGTTACATTATAATTTAAATCACTTAGAAATTTGATTTAAAATTATAATATAGCTAATAACTATATTACTAAATGGCTTATATCAAAGAGCAATTACTCACAACAACGTGTCAATTAGATTCGAGAGATATTTCAAAAACTAAAAATATCGATGGCCTACTAAAACACAAACTAAAAAAAGAGTATGAAAATGTATGTAATAAACATGGATATGTTTTAAAAGACTCCCTCCAAATCAAGAGTAGATCTATCGGTAAATTAGTAAATCACAGTGAAAGCAAGATAGAATATCAAATAACCATCAAGACAAATGTGATTTACCCGTGTGAAAAAGATATATTTACTTGTAAAATCGATAATATTACGAAAATGGGGGCTATCGGATGTTTAACTGGATCCTATACTATTGAAGATAGTCCCATTATCTTTATCATTCCCACCGAATATATTAATGATATTGATAATTTATTAGTCAAATCTCAAGTGACAGTCGAAGTCTTACAGAGCCGAATTAAATACAAAGCCAAGCAGATACAAGTTGTCGGTAAAATAGTAGATTAATTATAGTGTCATCATTAAGAATGGATAAACGTAAATTTTTGTATTATAATCTACATAATATGGACAATAATAAACGAATTATAATGAATAATTATATAAATGAAAAAAGTATAGATCATAGTGAAAATTTAAATGGTATATTATTAAATTTATCAACTCTATCCGACGATAATATCGACTTTTTTTTCGCTTTATATAATATGGAAAATAATTATCAGCCCGCTAAATACGAGGTTCCCGATATCGTCACCGTAACTAATAAACCAGAAACTGAACAGACTATAAATTATCCAGATTACGATTTATGTGCATCTGAAAAAACCATGTTATCTTATAGTTTCTGATAAAATTTGATTTAAACCTTACTCAGGTAAATTAGTTACATAAATTAGTTACATAAATATGGAATTACTAAAAGATTTGAATGCCGATTGTAGTTTCACAGATAAGATTAAGGAATCGAAATATGTGGAAAAAGCTACGCAAGATAAAGTATCTAATACCAAGACTAATACCAAGACTAATACTGTGAATAAAAATTATACAAATTTCAGAGAGTGTATTGTATCCGAATTCGATCCTATACTTCAGACATTGAATTCATCTGAAAAGAAATTATATTTAGCTCAGAAAATGATGGCTATCTGCTCTAAAATAGATGAATCTGATTCTCATTATCGCGATTATCAATTTAATGAAAAGATTATGAAATCTCATCTCATTCAGAAAGGTCTTAATTCGAATAAACGCGATAATCATATTTCATCTATCTATTATTTGAATGAATTCTATAAGCGTCATTTTGTAATCGTTCATCAAAATATCGCATATGATACCACACTGAAAAAATATCCCAAAGTTTATTTAGGTATAGGGCATGGTATCAGGGTTATTGATGAATTTGATGATTCAGATGAAACTAAAGGTAATCTGAATGACTTGTTTGATAAGATCCCTCTGATAAATGATATTAAGAAAGATAGGAAACATGTTTATATTATGTTCTTAGATCCGATTAGCAAATACAAAATGGATGATTTGAAGAAGACCGCTGAAGATTGTAATCTATCTTTAAAGGACGGTAATAAAAACAAGGTGAAAGGTAAACTATATGATGAGATTAATCTTTATAAACTTAATGAATAAATTATCGTCTTTTAGTTTTACGTCTTTTAGTTTTACGTCTTTTAGTTTTACGTCTTTTAGTTTTACGTCTTTTAGTTTTACGTCTTTTAGTTTTATATTTACGTCGAGCACCACCTAGGTGAGCCGGGACCTCTTCGTCCTCTTCGTCCTCTTCGTCGACTAATTCCAAATCGACTAATTTCCACTCATCGGGATCATCGACTAATTGCCAATTACCCCCTTCAGGAACAGTATCTTGGTATTTTTTTAACGTATCGGCCATCCCTTCAATTTTATTTTCATACGTTTCAATTGCGTCTTTATACGCTTCAATTGTCGTTTCATACGCTTCAGTCGTGTATGATTTTTTATCGAGATGGGCATTATAAATAAAATTGTACCATGCCTTCACCGCATCAGCTTGTATACTGGGTTGCCATTCGATTTTGTATAGGGTTATAATAAGGAATAGAGTCTCGAATAAAATCGGGAAGGTATGCTCTTCGTTTTTTTTCATTTGAGTTTTACTCACGTCGACGAAATAACTGGCAATGTCCCCAGTCTCCCGAGCATCGCGCCTGGTTAGATCTATGTCGTCTATAATACCTCTTTTTGCCAGGGCTGTTATTCTTATGACCTTAGAAATCTCTTCCATTTTCTTAGTGATTTTTCCTTTGAATTCCTCCGCCAGATTGTATGGTTCATCACCCTTCCCTGTGGATTGTTTCCGGAGTATTACCTCAATATGAATCAAGTACCAAAGCTCGGCTAGAGCTTTGTCATATAGATTATTGGTGCGCCTTATACTGTTTTCGTGAGCCGTCATTAGTGCTTTAATCTCTCCACCATGTCCCGTGGTCGGTTCGATATCCATTATACATTTCATTATAATTTAAATTTGATTAATGAGTTATTTAAATAAATAACTTTACATAATATATATATATAATGAATATCTTAACAACCAATCGTAAAGGCGGTCCTTCTGAAAATATCCAGCAATACATGAAGAAGGCTATCGTCTCTTCGGAGAATGAATTAGAATGGGTTTATGGTGCTCATCCTAGGAGCGCGTTAAAAAAAAGCGAATTCCTAAAAGTCCTCGATCATTTAAGACAAAATTATAAATGTATCGGGGAACTAAACGATTTAGATATAAGATCACAATATGTACGATTAGAGAAGAGTGGGTTATCGAATATAAGATGTACTATTTCTGGTGTTCAGAATATAAAAAAGTACTGTAAAACGAATTCTATTTCGGATATTATCACAACTACATTTATGAAGAAAACATCATATAAAGATGATCAAAACCCATCTCTAAGCTTTGGTCAAATTGTAAATACAGATTATAATTTCAGGATAAATCTAAAAAAAGAAATTGATCTCAAGGCTGATGATCCTGATGTTATTAAGTTCAAGGATAGATTAAAGGATTCATTGAAATACTATCGTTATAAGAAGAGATTTTCATTTGTGACGCCCGATAATTTATTTAGGATTGATATTACTTCTGTAAAAAGCAATTCATACAATCCTAAAAGGAAGACTTATAATCTTGCTAAGAATTTAGTTGATTCTCGTATTTTAACGGGTAAGGAAGTTTATGAATTGGAGATTGAATATATTGGGTATCAGGGTCAAGGTAAGAAGGCTATCGAGGAATTTTCGAAAAAAGTATATTCTGACTGGTCCGAAGAAGGGATGAGTGAAAGCGATTATGAAGCTCAGGTCGCCTTAATAACACAACACGATGAGAATGCCTCTTTTACTCCTGGTGGATCGAATTACTATATTGGTGAAGATAACTTTGGATACGATTTTATGACTGAATATGATACAGTTGATACAGTTGATACAGTTGATACAGTTGATACAGTTGATACAGTTGATACAGTTGATAAATCAGTAGTAAAGATTTCGGCAATGAAAACACCTTGGTCTAAAGCGGCCAATCTGAAAGGCGATGCTTTAGAAATTATTTACATGAATTATTGGTATCCTGATTTACAATGGTTATTTTGGCTTATCAAAGACTGTGGCAAGCAGGTTCTCTTTTCAGGTGTTAAGGAGAACTTCACGGGGCCATATGAGGGTGCGCCAGCAAATAAGAACTATGTTACCTATACTATATATCCCAAACCATCGTCTAAGGATACACTACGGCATGATGACTATGATAAAATTTATAAAGATGAACTTGAAAAGGGTTGGCAAGGAGACTTCTATGTTCCGTTCTCTCTAGTTAGCGGTCTAGAAGATGATAATAATGTATCTGATAAAGCCGGTTCTAAACCCAGCTGGGGTCCAAATGGAGGTTTATCTCATTTAAGTAAGGATAAGCGCTTAGTAGATGTTGTTAATTTAAAATTAAGTGAAATAATTGGTTCATTATTAGGAATAATAAATGATAAACTATTTCTCATTGGTCAGCGTAAGAGTGATGGTATTTTAAATGAATATAAAACTTTAACTGAACAGAATGGCCCTCGAGTTAATTTTGTCGGTCCTCAGCCTGTATCAATGGGACTGCAAATGTTAAATCCAGAAAATCCTCATAATATATTAAAAGGATATGTCGTTACCGAGAAGGCTGATGGAATACGAGCTGAATTATTTATTGATAAGAGCCAAGAAGGATATTTAATTACACAGAAAAAAGAGATAATTTATACGGGTCTCTCTTTCAAGGGGGTAGGTTCTTGTATTTTGGATGGAGAATTTATTACAAAGGATAGGTCAGGTGGTCCGATTAAATTATTTATGATATTTGATATTTACTATATGGATGCTGGTGACCTGTCGAGTCATCCATATACACTTCCGTGGTTATCAAAGAAGAAAAGTATGAACAGTCGTTATCAGTTAATACATGAGTTTAAGAAGAAGGTCGATATGGTTCCTTCTAGTCTAAATTCTTTATCCGATGGTATTTATTCGATGAAATGGTCTTCATCTGATAAAGATATCTCTATGAAAGATACGATAAGGATTGGATATAAGAAATATTATGATGGACCGAAGACTTTAAAATCTCTGAAAACCGATCCTACGAAATATACAAATATGTCGCAGATCGGTAAAATGAGCAAGAAAATTTTAGATTTAGATAAAAAAGATAATTATGAGTATCCGATTGATGGTCTGATATTCTTGCCTATGAATTATCCTGTATCTTCGAGTTCTGAGGAAGTTGTCGTTGATAATATCGGAGTTACATGGTATCAAAATTATAAATGGAAGCCACCGGAAGAGAATACGATTGATTTTCGTGTTCAGTTTGTAAAGGAAGAGATTAAGAATAAAAAAGTTCATAAAATAACATCGTTTACCAAGAATAAGAAGACGATTAAATGTCAGCAGGTTCATCTGAATGTTGGTTATGATATTAACAAGGATGTGACATCGGATTTTACTTGGAAAATAATGGGATACGATAATCGTAAAAAGAATGAAGTTCTTTTCAACCCTCCGACGGAAGATAATTCAATTCACATTTGTAATATACCGTTAACAAAGGATAAATTATTATGTGCGAAAGATAAGACCGTGGTTCAAGACGGACAAATATATGAAATGAAATATGAGCCTAATAATCCATTTGGATATCAATGGATTCCGTTAAGAGTACGGGATGATAAAACAAGACCGAATGATAGTCATACTGCTGATAATGTTTGGAATACAATTCAACATCCTGTTTTAGAAACTTATATCACTGGTTCAAATCTAGATGAGATTGATTTTCATATTGAGAAAGAAAAGAGTGACTATTATATTGAGAACCCTGATTCTGATGCCGATATCTCACTCAGATCATTTCATAACTTTCTAAAAGATAAATTAATTAATTCGGTTATATCGGGTATGACTGGTCCTGTATCTGTTTTAGATACATCTCTTGGTCGTGGGGGTGATATTAACAAGTATTTAAGAGCCGAAAATAATATATCATTCTTTCTAGGATTAGATATTTCATCCGATATTAATAAGGCGGCCAAACGCTTTTATTTAAAAGGGGATAAGACAAAGGTATTATTCTTACAATATGACACAAGTAAATCCATTCAAAGTGGTGGTGGCTGTGTTGGTGATCATCTAGAGAGAAATAAATTATTGATAGATATACTTTATGGTCGGCAAAAGTCATTACCCAAGGAGTTAAGACCCTTAGTTCCCAAATACAAAGGGTTAGGTAAGAAAGGTTTCGATTTAATATCATCACAATTCTCTATTCATTATTATTTCAGTGATGAGCTGACATTGAGGACCTATATTCAAAATATATCTGAAAATCTTAAAAAAGGCGGTAAATTTATAGGAACTTGCTATGATGGAATGAAAGTATTTATGACACTGAAGCCTCTTGAAAATGGTCATCTAGAGATGATCGACGAATTTGGTAACAAAGTTTATTCAATCACCAAGAAATATGAGATGGATGATTTTAGTTATCAAAAAGATAATATTGAAAAATTATTCGGTCAAGAAATAGATGTTTATATGAATAGTATTGGACAAACGATGAAAGAATATCTAGTACATTTCGAATTATTTATTGATATCATGAGAGAATATGATTTAGTTCTTAAGACGCCTATTTCAGGTAAGGATTTCAAAGGATACTTTGATAATGAAGAACAAGGATATCCATCTGGTTTAGGTGGTTTTGAACTAATGATTGGTGAATTAGATAAAATATATTCAAAAGATTTATCAGCAAAACAATATTATCCTGAGGCCTTCGGTCTTTTAAAAGACAAAAACTCACTCTTAAGAAAACTTAGTGGTCTGAATAATTGGTTTATCTTTGAAAAGATCTAAGTATAAATTATTCTGTTTCTCTTAGCCACAGATTGAATGCCCATTTCTCACCTTTTATGATAGGTAAACCAGCATGTCTTGATTTTATATTTAATGTCCTGTCGTCATTAACGTTGTCAAAGACAACCATCCTTCTTTTTTTAGGATTAACTTTTATTTCAGTATCACTTAATTTATCAAATACTGTACCCCCGCCTTCTTCTACATCATTGAGATATACGAGTACGGTTCGTAAGCGATTACCTCGGCCATTGGGGCCACCACAGAATTTTTTATATTTTTCTTTATCGTTAATATCATATGCATCATAATGATATTTATATTCTTCTGAAACATTATAATGAATGACCTGATATGCTTCAAAATGTGTGTGATTACAATTGAGTTGCTCCGCGATTTTTTTTGCGATTTTTAATGTTTCAGGATATTTATCTATGGCCATCCAATATGATGAATTAGTTCTTCCTTTATATTCACCTGATATAAATGTATCGTTGTTCATCCTAGATACACCGGCATCAGCCATATTATCTTTAGAAACACGAATTATGAAATTACATTCTTTATCAGTTAAAAAGTTATCAATTGTGTACAGATACGGATTATTAGACAAAGTGTTCATTATAAATGAAATAATAAAATATATCCTTGTAAAACGCAGGATAAGTCACAGGTGATTTAAAAACAAATTGTTATTATGAATCATGTCGGTTCTTATTAGCGTAAATGAGTATCATTACGATAAATACGATGATAATAAAACTAAATCAGTCTTAGGATGTTTACAAAATGAATTAAATAAGACAAAATCAAGAATAGATAAACACGTAGGTTTATGGGATACGGTAAAGAAACAAATTCATGATTATGAATATGTATATTATTCATCTTATCGTCAAAAAAATATATCGACAATATCACCTGTAAGTCGTTCCTATTTTAAATTCAGAGAAATTTTCTATGAATACAATATCTCGCTCAAACAGAATAGCAATGTTTGCTCTTTAGCAGAAGCTCCGGGTGGGTTTATTCAATCAATTATTCATTTAGTTGGATTTCGGGTAAATATTTATGCTAATTCATTAATATCTGTTGGTAAAGATATACCAATCTGGAATAACTCTATAAAAAAGTATAATATTAACTTTCTCCAGGGTGATAACAATGATGGTGATTTATGTGATTTTATGAATTTAGTATCAATGACCAAACAAGTAGGTAGAAGCACTTGTGATTTAGTAACAGGGGATGGTGGTTTTGATTATTCAAGTGATTATTCAAAACAAGAATTCAACTCATTGCGGTTAATTTATAGTGAGATCTTTATGGCTCTGAATATTCAGAGGAAGGGTGGATCTTTCATTTGTAAAATATTTGATACTTTTTTAATAGAGACGATGGATTTACTGTCTTTGTTAAATTTGTCATATGAAAAAGTATATTTACATAAACCAAAAATGAGTCGGAATTCTAATTCGGAAAAATATATTGTTTGTCTTAATTTCAAAGGATATAATAAGATATATGTCAATAAATTATGTCACTCGTTCTCCAATCTGAAACTTGATTTACCGTATAGTAATTTTCATGATAAATTAGTAAAATATATCATTGAATATACAATGAAACAAATCAAAAGCATTAATTCTGGAATATCTATAATAGATAAATCTATGATTAGAAATTTTCCTAGTGAAACTCAAATAAAAATGGGTATTTTATGGTGTGAAAAGTATCATATCAAAATAAATGATAAATGTCTTTATCTTAATGATCGAGATATATCTCGATAGGTTTATTATCAAATGGTGAGAAGACTTCATTTACGTTCATAGATGCTTTGATATTATCATAAAATGTTCCTCCATTGATAACTCTGTCATTGATAACTCGGTCATCGGACTCATTGGATAAAGATGAAGACACATAGGGTCCGATAGTAGATAGAACATATGAGCTATTCGGATCGCTAATGAGAGAAGGAGGTATTAACTGAAGTCGTGTATTATCTTTACAGAACTTATTTCCCATTTTATCCGTATAACAATTATCGCTAGGTAATGTTTCACTATTAGGAGAACTTTGATCCGCATAATTATTATTTTCATCAAAAAAGGAGCCTATATCGGTAAGTTCATCTTTTATATCAGAGTTGTAAAATTTAGGATGATCAGACACATTTTGATCGGTCCATGAATTTTCTGATTTATCTTTATTCATCAGGAACGGTCGAAGTTCTTCGGTAAATTCGGGATTACCAGATAATCTATCTTTTCGATAATAATCAGGTAAATATTGCCTTTGTTTGATTTTATCATGAGCAGATGTCCGTATAATCTCTAGGGCGCCGGTGCCATTAGGTAGTGATTCATCTACTATGATCGGTTCAGCTATTTTACCTCTACTCAGTTGCTTGAACTTCCTACTTAATTGCGGATAAGGAAAATCTTGTATGTTTTTATGACGATTGACATAAGAATCACTTTGTATTTCGTCTTGGTCTGGCTCAGAATCTATGCTCGGTTTAAATATCGTGTATAATAATATAAGTAAGACGGCGCAATAAAGTAAGTTTTTCATTATATTGATATACTACTATATTTTTTTTGGGAATATATATATTATCCGAAGGTATTTTCCGAAGTATAAATAATATATAGAAACCCGTCTTCATCTTTATCCACATCATATATATGACTTAATGATGTATTGCTTGGACAAACTTTATTATTGATAAGGAAAAAAATACTATGTGAATTATCTAATTTGATTCTTTTCCGTATGATATAAATAAATTGATTCATGTTCAGATCATTCGGAACTAAATATTTATGTTTATCTATCTTATTTAGTGAACATTTTGACGCTTTTTCGACAATAATTGGAATTCTATTAGGATATTTTAGTAGTATTTTATCAGAATCGGCTTTTCGGTTTTCAAAAGTATTCTTCAACTTAAAACCCATATTATACTTAAAACTATACTTTAATAAAAGTATAAATGAAATGTATTCATATTTTCAAAGATGGGAAAATGGATGAATTAATAATCGGAAAAAATATAATCAAATCCTTGACAAAGGCATCATTGAGTCAGGGAATAAATGAATTAACTAAAATGTATTCGTGGAAGTTCGAGGGCAATGATATTTGTTGTTTTGGATGGTATGACGGTGATAACGGATTTGTAAATTCACATGATTTACCTCACGGGGGTAAGAGTGATTTTCTGGAGGAGGATTCTTCCGAAAAAATAATATTCGGAGATATGTTTATCTTAAGGTACAAGGACGATAAAGTTTGTCCCATTACTATTAGCGATTATAGTGTTTTTTATAGTGATCGGTTCGAAAATTTTAGTAATTATGGTTCTGATACCGAGGAAGATATTGAGTATAATGATGAAGTTGTTATTCAGCAAATTGATGATAATGATGAAGAATTTATTGAAGAAGCTGTTAATTTTGATTTGGATTATGATAATTATGAATATTAATAATTTTAAATTATAAAAATTTGATTATAATTTAAAATTATGAATATAATAATATATAATAATGGAAAATACTAGCTACAAGGTAAATATCCGTAATAAATCATTCTTACTTCTTAATAAAATAGTAGATTCAGAAAAGATTAGTCGTCAAATGGAACAGAGTATTTATAATTCATCGATACAATTTTCATCTGAAAATAATATTAAAAGGAATTGGGAAAATAGTATTTTTAAATCATTGTATTTATCCAGAATACGATCTATATATACCAATTTAAAAGGGGATTCTTATTTACAGAATAAAAATTTCAGGAGTAAAATATTAGAAAATGAGATAGATCCTAAGAATATATCTTCCTTATCTAGATATGATATATTCCCCGAAGTTTGGAAAGAGCTACTACTTAAACTATCTCAAAAAGATAAACTAAAATATGAGTTAAAACCCGAGGCTATGACCGACATGTTTAAATGTAGAAAATGCTCTAGCCGATCGTGTTCTTATTATGAGTTTCAAACACGGTCCGCCGATGAGCCGATGACGCAATTCATTACATGCTTGGATTGCAATAACAATTGGAAGCAATAAGAGTTACTATTGACGACCCTGTCCTAATCCATTTTGATTAACGAGGGAGTATGTACAGCTATCGGTCGAGCAATTAAGCATTGTTTTTACAGGTAGCACCGTATCATCACTACATTTCGTACATTTAACTTCAGATTCGAGGAGCGTCGTAAATTGAGTGTGAACCTGATTGGCGTTTTCAGTTAAGTAATTGCGATATTCCCAACTAGACATACCTTTGGATAGACTGTTATTTAAGGTGCAGTTCTGCCGGTAATCAGTGAACATTCGACCATCATTCATTCGGGCAGGGAAATCTAATTCGACATTATCAGAAACTTTGCTCATTATAACAGCTTTGTAGAAAAAAAATATGAATTTATTGTTTAATGGATACTACGATCATCCTTTTATTCTTTTAATTAATTTAGTCTTGTTTCCTGAAATAGGTAATGACATATCTGATAAGATGTTTTTTAGTTCTGATACGGTCATCTTATCATAATCCGGTGGCTTTGATGCCTCGCTTTCTTTGATAGTGGCTATAAAATCATCTATTTTGCATAAATCATCGTCTACGTTTAAAATATCAGATAAAGAATTATCAGTGATTATATCTTTCCCTTCTAATATTTCATCAATATTGACCTGCGAACATTTAGTTTCTCTTTCAGAATAATCATTCTCTACATCGGCGCGCGACACTTCATAACGATCATCGTCAGAATCATCCGAATCATCGGAATGACGCGAAATATCTTTATCATTCATTTGTTCATTGATGGCTTGCCAGCCATCGGCTAGTTGATCATCCACGATATCTACCTGGTCCCTATCTACCTGGTCCATATCTAGGGTCACGGCTTGTCCTAACTGTACTACCATACCTAAATCGTTACCTAACTCTTGTGCCGAATCAGATGTCAATTCATTTTCACTATTTATAAAATTCATCTGTTTATTTAATGTATACTGAAGATCATTAATTGTGAATTTTAAATGGTAAATTTCATAATATAAATAACCACCAATTATAATTATTAGCAGTATTAATAATAATGAATTTAAATTCAACAAATCTAAATGAATTTCGGGCATATTAAAAATTGATAATCTTTTTTATTTATTATTTAAACTTAAAGAATATATTGTAATAAATGAAAGCAAGTCTCAATCCAGAAGCAAAGAAGAAAAGAGGAAGGAAACCTAAAAATAAAATAATCGAGAATGATAATCCGATATTTGATGCCGATAATTTAGATGATATTCTAATTACATGTATAAAAAAACCTCATTCAGAAGTTATCGTGGGGTCAGATATTAAACCACACGATGAAAATGATATCGAATTCGAAGGTTATGAAGGTTCAACTATAAACAAGTGCTGGAATTGTTCATATCAAATAGACGAAGAAATTTATAGCTATCCTATTAGTTATGATAATAATGTTTTTCAGGTTAATGGTAATTTCTGTTCACATGAGTGTTCCGCGAGATATATCTTCGATGAGTTTGGCTCTCGCGATTTTTGGGAGAAGTACTATTTATTAAATTTTTACGTCAATCTCAAACACAATACTTCCGTAAATATAAAGATACCTTTATCTAAATTAAGATTAATAGATTATGGTGGGGATTTAACAAAGGAGGAATATCTTGTTTCAGATAATATATCATACGATTGTTATACACCCCCCTGTTTATATGTGAATAATATATTTTACAATAAAGAATTCATTAATATGAAAGAAAACGAATTAAAACTGTTCAGGCGGAGCAAGAAGAAGACGACGAACAAGTTTATGGAAAATTTGATTTAGTCTGGATGACTATTATCAACAATATATAGTTCTGTTCAGGAACATAAATGCCGTGTTCAATCTGTCGACAGACAGGTCATAATCGCTCAACCTGTACCCGATCCCTATCGGGTGTCGCTCCTATATCAGGGATAATATCGTCCAATGGACTAGCGACTCCTCCTCTAGGTCCGCGTCCTCTTCAGGCACCTACTCAAGTAGATTTTATTCAGAACGGCCCTCCTCATCTTCAGCGCACCGTAGTTGGTCTCACCGATCGTCTTGCTGTTCTAGGCTCTAGTAATTCAATGAGGAGGGCAAGGAAGCGATGGCGGAAAGCTTTCTCATCCATTAAAAATATCCAGCGCTTCTTAACGGTTATTGAGGGAGCATCCGACGCGGTCGCCCTATTTCATCTAGTCGACCCCACCATTATGTTCTACCCCTCATGGGTAAGGGCCAAGAAGACACTTGGCCGTCTCACACCAGTAATGAGGTCGGCACTATTTCCATCTTATATGGGAATGGCTCAGGATATGCGATTGATAGAAAACAAGTGCCTTATCTTTCATAATGAACGTAATCCAGAACAAGATGCCTCGGTTAAAGATGCATTGCGAATCGTAAAATTAGTCAATCTTAGGTCTGAAAATTATCTAGTTTATTGGGTCTTGGGTAATTATATGGTTGAGGATATCGACAGACGAGAGAATAGCATCAGGTATATGGGCTTAATGTTGCGTAAATCGACATTTGACCTTAAGACAATGAATGGTCATCGATTTTATCTAGTACCTCATAAGTTTACTAGTAACCCACCCTATCATCCTGAAAAAGATAGTGAATTCTATATAGATCCTTATTGTCAAGTAAATATTCATGATAAAATAGAGACAAATGTTTATATAGATGATGAAGACCGTCTTTCAGAACTTAATAAATGGAAATTCAATGCTCTGAAACTTGATTTCCTCATTAAAGAAGTAATTAAACTAGGAGGTAAAAACAATGATATTCTGGAATCTGTTCTTGATCTCCACGAGGATATCAAGGTGGGTGAATGTTCTGAATGGCTAAAAGATATAGCCGGTATCCCATCTACATTCACCAATATCACTTAGTAGGCCTAAGTCTAGATAATGTCGTTTGTAATTCTTCTAAGGTAGGGGGCTCGAAAGAACCAGGTTCCTTTATTATTTTTTTTGCTTTCATAGGATGGCTCTTCTTGAGAACGACTGATTTTAAATCTAGGGCGCTGATCTTTGGTATATCAGATGCCTTGGATTTCAGTCCGTTAATAGGTGGCGGTGGTGGTGGTAGCGGTGGTAGCGGTATTTTTGATAGACCATCTAACATCCTTTGTATTTCGACTGCCTCCTTAGGAACTCCTAATTTTATCATTTTATCATATTTATCGTTTTTATGATCTAATTTTTTCACTACTTTTATTTCATCAATAAAAGAATATTTTGATAAATGAGTAGGTGTCTTTACTCTTGCTTGTAATAGCGTCCATTGAAACCATATCTTATTTTCATTTAACCACATACCATCTAATTCAATGATAAAAAAACCATAAGTGAACTTATCGATATATTTTATCGTATTCTTATTTTCATCATATATTGACGTGTTATCATTTAGTTTAAGACGAATACATTCATTAAAATTAGTGATCTTCAAGAATCTATTTACTCTATATAAATCTTTGTACTTATGATTAACACATTGATAAATATTAGTAAGTGTTTTTAGAAAGGTGAGCTGGGCTTTGTCATTATTCTTATTATGAAAAGATAAGTCAATCACTTGTTTACCATTCATTAAAACCTGGCTTCCAAATGGAGTAAATAATAATGGTGTCTGGAAAATACACTTCTGATACTTGGTTTCTTTCTGTAATTTTATAGGAATAAATGTGAATTTATCAGAATATTTAAGAGGTTTTTCTACACATATATGATATTCTTTTAGAGTTTCACTGTGATGTATTATCATAGTCGATTAGTAATATATGATAATTATTACTTAAATATAATTATGATTATCTTTATAAAAAATGTCTGAAGAACAGATTAAGTGTAGATATTTAACAAGTGATAAATTAAGTCCTGACAATTTAAGATTCGAATGTTATCATTGCTTGGATATGAGTGTTACGAAATCATCTGATAAAACATATGGTCCTCAAAATGAAATTATAAATGATCATCCCTGTTTTGGATATTTACAAGTAAATTATCTTAAGAAGCCTCAGATGTATGTAACAACTCCAATTATGAAATGTTTATTCGGAGTTCAAAAAAAAGGTCATTCTAATTTTCAGATGAATTTACAATTTAGTAATTTAGAAGAAGATCCTTATATGAAAAGTTTCTTTGAGTTGGTTCAGCAGACAGAATTCATGTGTATGAAACAATTGGGATTGTCTTCTAAGGATGCTGATCGGTTCGTATCTCAGATCCAATATGATAAAAAAGGAGTTTATGAACCTAATTTACAAGTCAAGCTTCCTTTCCAATACAATCAGTTTCTAACCGATTTATATTCCGAATATTCTAGCGGAGTAAATATTTTCTCGATTAATAAATTTCAGAAAATGGAATGTGATTTATATGTAGATAAGGTTTGGAGAATGAATGATAAATTCTATATGAAATGGAAGTGTAAGATTATTCATATCGTTTAAATTTTCAATTTATCATCACATAGGGGACATGTTTTATTCTTAACAAACCATGTGTAAAGACATTTTGTATGATACATATGACCACATTTGATTAGGGAAACATTTTGTCCTTTCTCAAATCCCTCTAAACAGATAATACATTCGTATCCCATCAATTTTTTCTCAATCACATATCCATTCACATCTTTATTATTATCACAATATCCTTTTATTATATTAATGATGCCCATCCTATTTACCTAATATAGGAATTTAGTTTTAAATTTGATTTCCCTATTCATTTAAAGATATCAATTACATATCATAGATTACATATCATAGATTACATATCATAGATTACATATCATAGATTACATATCATAGATGAGGAGGATGATGAGCTCTAAGAATGATGGTCCGCTACGCCAATCACTCAGCGATGATCAATTATACAGAGGTGGTCGACGCTCCAGTATTTATGAGTGTACAGGGGTATCTGATAACGGAGCTGATAAAAAAGGGTTATCGGAAATCATGACAAGTGAGGGTAAGCCCCTCATAAGGAGAAAGATTATTGAATTAGAGGGTGATGGTCCTCTAGGTATTGTTTTTACAGAGATAAATGGATCAATGAGTATTAAGAGCATTATGAAGGGATCCGTATCTTCAGAATATTATGAACTATCGATAGGTATGAATGTAATACAGATTAATGATGTTTCATGTCGGAATTTGGGTTATGTAAAGTCAATGGAGCTCTTGGGTCAGGTGTGGCGGTCCCACTCACGTGTAACGCTTCATTTCGAATATGAAAATATGAACGATGTAATTAATGATCCCAAGTTCGATCCTATCTATAAATTTTTACAAGGTATCAAGTGCCCCGAATTTTATGTTCATTTTAATGAATTGGGAGCCAAAGAAGTCGAAGATTTACATTTTATTGAATACGATGATTTGGTTAAAATGAATATGTCCCCGATACAAAGAAGGATATTTCAATCAAGAGTTCAAGATGACTACAAATCCGATGGGAAATCAATAGTAACGATTGCTTTCCACCCAAAGATAGAATATGGTGAGCGCATCGATGAAATTACCCGGGTAACTAAACTCCTAGATAGCGATTATATCATAAACGTCACGGATGATCGTTTGGAATTCGTAGCCAATGATGTTTAGCTGACAGATTTGATGCATAAGCCACCTCGTGCGTTATCCCATTGATATTTATTCTATTAATTACAATAAATGACAATACAGAGACATACAGATTTGAATCATAAGAGAATTAATTATAGGAAACCTGAGAAGCAAGGCTTAGTTTATTATTCTGCGATTGATTATAATAATGAGCCTTTTTATCTACAGACACCTAAGATGATTTGCAAAAAAAACGGGATTGAAATTATCGAGAGCAAAAACAATATTATGGATATGGAAACAATTAATGTTGACTATTCTTTTTATGATTCATTTGTGAATTTAGATGAATTAAATGTCAAGAAAACATTCTCAGCCAATAAGGAATGGTTCGGTAAGGACATTCCTTTAGATGTCATCGACAATATGTATAAACGATTAAATAAACCCGTTAAAAAAAACAGTCAGCCTATCTTCGGATTCAAAGTACCAATGATAAAAGGTAAAGTTCAGTGTCAAATTTATGATCAGAAACAAACATGTATTGATTTAAATCAGTTAAAAGAGGGAACTGAAGTTGTATGTATTTTACATTTAAGAGGATTAAAGTTTTTGAAACAACACTACTATTGCGATGTTTATATCTCTCAGATCAAAGTATTCTTAGAAGGAGATAATAAATTTTCGATTCTAGATTCATATTCATTTAATGATGTCGACGAAGAAACTAATGAAATGAAGCAATTGGAAAAAGATCTAATGCTGGATGAGGATTTTTTGAACAGCCTTCAAACGAATAAAATCGATAAACAGAATGTTGAAACTGAATTATTTAATTCACGAAAAATATTAAAAGAACATACGACTATAATTGAAAATCTCGAAAAGAAATTATCACAATTGAATTAGTTAATTTCTCCAGAATTTTTTTTAATTTCTATATATATATAAAATGGGATTTGATTTAATGCAATTATGTACTGATAATCAAAATATATGTATTTTTGTTCTCTTGTTGGTCGTCCTTCAGTGTACTGGATATTTATCTAGGCTCTTAAACATGTGCGGTCTAGAGGGGTTCGATATGGGTGATTTATCTGCTGGACACGATCAGATTTTGGCCTCGGAACCGCTTGGTCAAAATGAAGCTCCACAGGAAGTTACTGGATTAGGTAGAACCCCATCCTCTTGCTATCCACAGCAGAAGCTAACGCCGGCTGATTTATTACCGACCGATGAAAATAAAGCTATTCAGGAATTTAATATTGCCAAGCCGGTGGGTGAAGGTATTCTTCAGGGAGTGAATATGCTCGATTCTTCATATCACGTTGGGGTTAATACAGTCGGTCAGAGTTTGAGAAACGCCAACAGACAGCTCAGATCCGACCCCCCTAATCCCCAGGTAAATGTTAGTCCGTGGATGAATACAACTATCGGCCCGGATCTACCGCGTAGACCGCTCGAGGTAGGAGAATCGTGTGGCGCAGCATAATAATTCCACAGGGAAACTTGATTCAGTATGACAAAAGAAGCAAACGAAGCAAAAGAGCAAAAATTTGATTAATTATTTAAACATTTATAAGTAAGTTATTAATACCAATGGAAGATAATAAATTCAAATCCGATCCCTATAATTCTAAAAATATCCTTCTTACTGAAGGTGATGTTTTAGATATTTTACAGAGCCTTAATATTACAAATATTGAGATTACTAATTTACATCTATATCAAAGAGCATTTGTTCATAAGTCCTATTGTGAAATGAAAGACTATGAAGAATATATTAGGAAAAATGATGACTTGCCTTTATTTAAAGTATCCTATGAAACTTTGGAATTTATAGGAGACTCGTTTTTAGGAAATATTATTGCGAATTATTTATACGAACGATATTTCATAAGTCATGGACAAGATGAAGGGTTTTTAACGAAACTTAAGATAAGATTTGTGTGTGGATCTCAACTCGCTCATCTATCCAAATGTTCTGGATTTGATAAATATATGATTATTTCAAATCATATCGATGAAGCATGTGATGGACGGAATAATTCCAATATTTTAGAAGATATATTTGAAGCATTCATTGGTGCTCTGTACCAAGATACGAATGATTTCACCTTATGCGAAAAATTCATTATTAATACTATTGAAAAATATGTTGATTTTTCCGATACGATCTTATGGGATAATAATTATAAAGATCAGATATTAAGATACTTTCAGCATAATTACAAAGTGTTTCCCACATATAAGACTGACAAAATCGAAGGAGACAATACATATATATGTAAACTTTATAAGGATAAAGAACATATTGAAACTGGAGAAGGTATCAGTAAAAAGAAATCAGAACAAGATGCTTCCAGAAGAGCATTAATTAAGTTTTGTGTTATTTCTGAATAATTAAAAAATAAGTTACTATTAGTTAAATGTCATTTGAACCAGAACCCGATTTTGATTATAATGACGACATTAATCTCGAAGGCACTGAGTGGGAAAAAGACAAATCAAATGATGAAGAGGATAAAGAGGATAAAGAGGATAACGAGGAATATTCTTCAGACGATGAAGATCCCGGTCAAGATATTGTACAGAAACATGATATGGACTTATCTACCGTTTCACAACATCGCAAAGCATACGTTAAGTGGATTAATGAATCTTTTTATGAAAATTTGAAAGAGTTAAAATCCGATAGCTCTCTTAAAATTTATCAGACTTTAGTTCAGAGATATTTATCGTTGGAGACTCCTTATCGTGGTCTTCTGGTATATCATGGGTTGGGAACTGGTAAAACCGCGACAGCAATTACATTGGCTGAAGGATTATCTGGTCAGATGAAAATAAATACACTGCTTCCAGCGAGTTTAGAGAGCAATTTTATTGGAGAGATTATGGGTGATCCTATCAAAGGAAAAATGGGATGGGGTAAAGATGAAATAAATATTAAGAGTTCTTGGAAATTTGTTAAATTATCTCAAATCGATCCTGAATTCAAAGAAAAATATAAATTGGATGGCAAAGTTCTTCGTAAAATTCAGAATGCGACCGTACGAGAATGTAAAGATGCTCCTGATAAAATAAAAGCAAAAGCTATTCGTGGATTATTTGTTCCTGAGGAAGATGGTCAATCATATGATGATTTATCAGATATTGAGAAGATATTTCTAACGCAAGAAATATTTTATTTGATACGAAAGAAATATAATTTTATTCATTACAATCCGTTTCCTAAAGTAAAGAGCACAATAATTAAGGAGCTTAAGGAAGATGAAGAACATGAGGATGAAGATGAAGATATTCATCTATTAGATGAAGTTGATTTGAAAACGGTTGAGACAAATAATGCCCTCATTGTCAAAGATTTAGAAAAGAGATTGAAATTTAATCGTAAGAATTATAATGTTGAATCTCCCTTTTACGGTGAATGCGTGATTATAGATGAAGTTCATAATTTTGTGAGAGAGATATTAAATAATTCAGGTCCTAGTCGCGTTTTTTATGAATGGATCGTGAATGCCGAGAATGTGAAGTTAGTCTTTTTATCTGGTACACCGGTGATTAATAAACCGGCTGAAATAGCTATCCTCTATAATATGCTAAAGGGACAGATCAAGATATATTCATTTACTATAAAATCGGATATGGATACCGAAATCATAACCAAGAAATGTAATCATATCTTCTATGAAAATAAATCATCATTGATTGAACTCCTTTATGTCGAGAGAAAACAAGGTAAAATAGTAATTTCATTTATTCAGGAAAGAACCAATTATGAATCTATTATGGATCCGGAAGATGTCAATAATATCATTTTGACCGTACAGAGTAACAAAGAGGGATATAGATCATTTGATGAATTTATAAGTGAAATTTATAAAGGATTACATCAAGTTTTTAAGGCTTCCGAAATTACACCGAGTCAAGAATTTTATAATGAGTTATCCGATAGGCAAAGGAATAGTCTTTTGAAAGGTAAGAAAGCCGTTTATGATAAAGAATTGGATATCACATTTAATCGTTCGCAAAAGTTATTTGAAATTTTAGAAGATGATGCTTTGATAGATATGACAAATAATGATAATTTCTTACGGTATTTTTTCGAAGGAAAGGATGAAATACCTGAAAAGAAACGAATTCTATTAAAGAGAATGCTTATGGGTCTTACTTCTTATTATCCTATAGACAGATCATCCATTGTTGATATGCCGACTACAAAAGAACCTGAATTTATAGATGATAATCTTAAAGATCATAAAATAGTTCAGCAACTAAACGTCGTTCCGTGTATGATGAGCCAAACTCAGTTTGAGAAATATATGGAGATGTGGTCGAAAGAAAAATCTATAGATGCGTTAGCCAGAATGAGAAATTATGATGAAGATTCACCTTTTCATTATCATATGAGAACACGACAATCATGTAATATTGTTTATACAGATGATGATTTTAGAACGACAAAGAAAACCGGAGAAAATGACGATGAAATATCAGGACTAAAGACACGGAGTTTTCAGAAAATTTTAGATGAAAATAGTCTGGGATTAACAAAAGATCTTAAACTACTATCCCCAAAAATGTTCGAGATTATGAATAATATTAATAAATTCACAAAAGTCGATGAACAATCCGATGATATTACACAGGGAAGGACGCCAACAGGCAAGATATTATTTTACAGTGATTTTAGATCAGATGGTGGTTCCGAAGCTTTTGAGCTAGTCTTGAAGAGCAATGGTTATCATAAGTTCGATCATAAAAATCCACAAACCGATAAAGGCAAACGATATACTTTTATTACAGGCTCGGAGGGTGGAGAAGAGAGATCTATTAATAAAGAATATTTTAACGATGAAAAGAATAAATACGGTGAATATGTACAAATCATGATGATTTCTAGCGCGGGTGCCGAAGGTATCTCATTGACATGCGTAAGACAAGTTCATATTTTAGAGCCTTTCTGGAATTATGTCAGAGTAGATCAGGTTTTAGGACGAGCTATCCGTATGAAATCTCATGTAGACCTACCTAAAGAAGAGAGAAACGTAGAGCAATATTTATATCTGAGTGTATTACCTGAAGGTACTAATTTAGAAACTGCATATAAATCATTGAAGAACCATCCTAATAAATCATGGGTCATTCCTGAATTTGAAGATAGTGTCATCAAACGAGAGTTAAGTAAATCTGAAAATAGAGAGTTCAAAGAAGTATTGGATTCAATTATAAGAATCAATGTGGATACCAATGGAGAAACCGCTGATATTCATCTATTCGAAATTATGGAGCGAAAATACAGAGTGTCATTAGAAATTAATTCAGTTATTAAAGAATCATCATTAGATTGTATTCAACATACAAGAGATGATCCTGAATTAAATGGTAAATGTATTCGATTTTCGGATAAATTATCTGGGGAAATAGCGTATTTTCCCGGAATGTCAGCAAGAACATTAGAAAATATAGATGTTGTTCAGCTGAAAGCTAAATATCTATATCATATTAAACCGAATATATATGTTATCTCGGCTAAGAATGATAGCACGTCAACGATACATCCTTCCGGTAATAATCTCTTTATTTACTATGAATATTCTGGCGCAGAAGATCGAGAAGAAGGAATCGACATCCGATACATACGAGAAAATGGTAGACGATTATGTGATGTTTATATCGATACTATGATGGTCTTAAATTATGTTCAGAAAGATCATCCATATAATAAAAAGTTAGGTAAGGAATTTTCAGTTTACCAAGAAATATATACTGTAAATGAAGATATTTTGGATGAATATATACTCGTAGATAAATTTCCACCCTTAGATAAATTATTAGTCAGGAATTCATTAAAAGGATATAAACTAAAATACAACGTGAATGATACTTTCTATTACATGGGTATAGATAGTATATTACCCGATAAATATATCCAGAGGATATATCCATATCAACTCTATGAACAAGATAACTATTTGATAGATAATATTAAACCGAGAGTTATTTATAATGGTGAATTATATATTCAAGATTAAGAGTCAATATAAATTTTATAATCCTGTTTCACATAGTCCTGTTAAAGTAATATTCTTATTCATTTGTAAACACTCATATTCTTTTGTTAAATCTAATTTTGCTAATGTAGTCAGTATATAATTTTGAAATAAATGTTTAACGAATAGACTTACTTTCTGTTTAGAATCAGAAAGCAATCCTAATTCTTCACCCACAATAATATCATGATCATCAATTTCTAAACAGAGATACTCTTTGTTTTCATAATTAATACTCTTGATCTTTCTAATCAGATATAAATCTTTTTTATCCAATGGATCATTCATTAAATAATTTCTAATTTGGATTTTTAATGAATGGCTAGGGCCAGGGCTAGGGCCAGGGCTAGGGCTAGCAGACTTAGGAACATCTACTATATCATTGGATATACATTCATATGTATAATATTCAAAGTCTCCTAGAATATTAGTATCTTTTAGTGTGAATAAAATATTATCTGTATCGTTGAATAGAATATTGATATTCGGATTGCTGAATAATGAATTTTGTTCCTTGAGTAACGTGATCGTCTTTGGCCAAAATCGAATGAAATCAATATTTAAGGAAAATTTATATCGGTTGAATGAATTTATATCTCTCTGACTAGAATACAATGAAACTTCTTTCGCAGGTGGATCTTTCGCATCTAGAGGTTTATCAGATAGATATTGGGTCAATTTCATAGATATATCTTCATTCATAGGCTTATCGTGTTTCGCTTTCATATCAAATGCTTTCATATCTTCTAAGATTATATTACCAATCCGATTAATAATTTCTTTATTTAAGATAGATAGTTCATCGGTATCTATCGTCTCAAAAATACTCGGATAATGAATCCGATATATATTTATATATTTTTGGGAACTAGTGATTTGGATACCTGTTTCAGATTGTATGACAGATGATAAAGTTTCAAACATGTAGTTTTTATTTTTCTTTGAAAAATACATATCATATAGGGACATAATTAAGTTACTTAAAATAATGATTTTACTCTTTAAACAAATTATTCATATAAACCTTGGTCAAGTTCTTCTCTCCTATGAAACTCTTCAGACGATGCTCTTCTAAGATTATATGTGGCCTGTCTCTCACCCTGTATACCACCTTTACCTACATGACCATCATCTTTCTTATTCTCATCTTCTATCGCCGACAATGTACTCTCATCCATAAATTTCTCCCAGTTATCTGTACCACAACACTCATCGAATAAATTGGTCGGAGAAAATGTACTACAAACACCTACGCATTTATTCAAATCATAAACACAATGTTCATTGGGTGGATCATTAACCCCGATAGGCTTCGGCTCAACCCAGAAACAAGAAGACATATTTGATGTCCATGAACCGTCATTATCAGTACAATCATCCTCTAGTAGATATTCTGATAATGAACATACACCACACAATTCCCTATCTTTAGTCAAATCATCCTTACATATTTCGCCAGCACCAGAACACACTGATTTATCTTGGGATAAATCAGCTAGACAATCTATACCAACACTCAGGCACAATAAGTTATCACAGAATATCAAAGAAAACAAAGCCCAAACTATCATAGTAAATACTAAAACCAAGATGAGAACCAAAAACCATCGTAAATAACCATTCATTTAATTTATGGTTAGATTATATTTATTCTTTTTTTATTAGGGGCGTTCAACCTCTCGTATATCTGCGATTGGTCCCATACTACTTGGACCTGTATTTTCACCCTGTTGAGCCATACTCATTCTAGATAGAGATGATGATGTGTCCGTGTTTTGCATGCTTCCATCAATCGTATTATCAATTTCAGTGGCCGGAACATCTACATTACCTTGTAATAACGATGGTGGTACACCTAAGATAGAATCATCTGGAAATGCCTGTACTGGCTTAAAATAATCATATGATGGCATTAATTCATAATTGTCATTCGCCTTAACGTCGAAATATTTACCACCACTCGTAATTCCAGGATTACGACCCGGGAATATTCCCGAAACAATATCTTCCACATTGGGACAGTTTTGTACAGGACACTCAGGAGCGAGAGGACACGACGGAGCGAGAGGGCACTCGGGACACTGACCATTCCCATCACACGTCAGATTAGGACATTTTGGACAGGATGGTATCTGAGGGTGAGCAGGACACGTAGGACATACCAGATCTAAATTCGCGATATCATCTTTTATACCGCGAGCCATTTCAGTCGTATCATTCGTGAGATAATATATCATTGTTCCAATTACGAATAGCAGAAATAAAGATAAATATTGTAATAATTCAGTATATTCACGGGTATCGAAAAAATAATTAAACATACTCTATTCAATATATATATAATTTATTTTCGGTTAATTATTTTAAACTGATAAAATATTCATTTCTCATATCAATCATTAATTTATCGTTCAACGGTTCACCTAAATATTCTTCGAATGATAACCCTTCTAGCATTTTCTTGATAAAATGTATCGCATACATTCCGCACTGTGAATTGGCTTCCTGATAAGAGTGGTCATTATAAAAATAATATGGAGTGATGCCATATTTTGATGATTGCTTTATTGCCTTATCTATCAATTCCTTGATCTGCTTTTGCGGTTTACGACCGAACGAATCAAAATAATAAATACCACAATGATCACTATTATGTTTTCCTAAATCCATATACAATGATATCCAATGCTGACCACCCTTTGTTGAGGGATCTGTATTAAATACGATACCTATTTTAGTTTCCCCTTTAGCTGAATGTTTAGAGACATCAAACTTACATAAATTACTCACCGAGCATTTTTTGAAATCAATAGGAACCGCACCATAAAAGTAAAAAGTATCATCGGATTCCATATGCTGACTTAGACTATCCTCAATATCAGATGTCGAAAGCCATTCATTATAATTTTTAATCCATTCTTTGGGCATTAGAGGTTTGAAACTGTCTTTGAATTCTTCCTTATCGTTGCCCAGTTCATTCATCAGCGATTTGATGCTGAGCCAGCAAGCTTCCGAAGAACATTTTGATATTTTTGTAATTTCATGACAGACATCGCCGTGAATGTCCTCATTTGACCTAGTTATATCAATCGCATTTAGTTTGTCGTTCTTCTTGGAAAGACGATTAATGGCCTTGGCAACCTTAAGGACTAACTCGTCATCCAAACACGATCCCATAACATCATTGTCGCCCGGTGAACATTCTTTCTTTTTAAACATCTCAGCCCTCGCTCCACCATGAGCACCACCACGCGCTCCACCAACAGCAGAAGGGGACGCACCTCCTACTACTACACCACCGACTGTAGGAGAACCATTAACTTCATCATATATAAGTGATCCACCATGATATAACCTATTTTCATCTTGATAGCCTAATCCGTTTTCCATCGACCACAAGCGTATATTGTATAATATAAATTTATTTAAAGTGATGGATATATTATTTACTAAGTTATATTTACTAGGTATGGATATCTGTAATAAAAAAAACCAGATCAATGATCTATTACAAGATGTTTTCTCAGATTACAATACAATGCGAGAAAGCAAAATACAAGAGAGCATCACCTTAAACCAAGAAATGAAAAAAATGAGTTCGACAATAAGTTCTCTAGAAAATTCAGAAAGAGACAAAGAAGAAGAAATACGAGTATTTCGGAAAACTATTCATGATTATGAAAAGTTAATTAACGATCTACAAGAAAAGTTTGAGATTGCCGAAGAAGATAAGAAGGAAGAAAATAAGTTCGATATGCTTCGTATTCAGGCCAAAGAAATATCGGAAAAGGGTCGGGAAATTGATAGGCTTAATGGTCTTCTAAATCATTACAAGAACAAAGATAATAAAATCAAAGATAATAAAATCAAAGATAATAAAATCGAAGATAATAAAATCGAAGATAATAAAATCGAAGAAGTGATGGCTCTCGTAGTAGATGGGGCTCTCGTATCGAACGCACTAATTGAAATTACTGATCCGATTACGGGTGAAGACAATCCTAATTTTATTTATTCCGGTATCATTGAATCAGAACCTAGTCCGGGAGGGCGTATTCAGGACGAAGCAGGCCTAGTAGGCGAAGTACCTGAAGTACCTGAAGTACCTGAAGTACCTGAAGTACCTGAAGTACCTGAAGTACCTGAAGTACCTGAAGTACCTGAAGTACCTGAAGTACCAGATAGGGGGAAGCTCTTAAAAGTCACGGCAAAGGGTATTAAATATTTCGTATATGAAAATGAAAATCCACAGAAGTTATATGCGTTTAACGAAGAGAAGAAAACCGATGATATCGTTGGAAATAGAACAAAAAATGAAAAAGGAAAATATAAGGTTCAGTTATTTACTTCGTAAAAGCTTAATATAATTCTCTGATATTTCATCTTTAGTCGATGCCCCACGAAATGAACCTATAAATCTCTTTGTATCATTTAAATACAGATTAATTAAGAATGGATCAATGTAATTTGATTTACATACTGCTGGCGTATTATTTAGCTTTTGGGAAGTTGTTTTGAGGGCTTCAGATATATTTGACTTTTTGTCGGTCTCACTATCAGGGGTATCATACTTCAAAACCTCAGTAATAAAACTTAGATTTGCAACCCATGTCCTAAAATTCTTACTGCTGAAATTACCGAACTCCTTTAAATATTTATTTACATCGGTGTTTTTCAAGGTAAACCATTTAGATCCGGTTCTATATTGGAAAATAGGTTCATCTTTCTTAATTGTCTTTTTCTTCTGTCTAAGATTACGACTTAGTCTTTTATTACGTGATTTACCTGTATTTTTTACTCCTTTTTTTCCTATAAAATCAAGCGAAACCACATCACCATTTACTTTGATATGACGTGGCTCCAGCGTCGTCGCTCCGAATGAATTATTTTCTTTACGATATTTTTCAGAACCTATCCTGATACCACAATCAACGACCAACATGAGCGCCATTGCGACTTGTTTATCTTTTGTATCGCCTTCGGAATAAAGATCTCTCTTTACAGCATTCATTATTTTTTTATAAGAGTTTCCAAATTCTATCATTTTTAAGAACTTTGTTTTATTATTCTTTTCTGTAAATTTCTTATTATAAACATATTGAGGTCTCTTTTTATCATCATATCCAATCGCTAAAACCTTATCGGTCTTCTTCAGATTTATTTTGACATCATCATATGCCGGCGAAATATAAAATCCCTGGCAACAGTTTTTAATGATTGATTCATCCACTTTGTTACCGCGCATATCAAAATATTCATATTTATATTTATCTTTTCGCTTTGATTTTATTTTACGAGTGATATATTCTTTCATCTATTAAATATTACATATAATTATAATGAGGAAACAAAAAATGAGCCGGAGAACTAAAAGGAGCCGGAGAACTAAAAGGAGCCGGAGAACTAAAAGGAGGAAGAAACGATCTAAACTATTAGGAGGCTCCGCAATGTTGCGATTACCGCACGGATTCGGAGGTCTGACCTCTGAAAATACTCGCAAAAAAAGAACCATTGCGAAAACTAAGAATAAAACATATCGTGTATCTGTTAAAATGAATAAATTTTCCGATGAATTATATAAATATTTTAAGAAGATGAAAATAAATAAGAAACATAATTTTATAAATTTTACATCGGAACAAAAAGATAATAAAATAAATTTCACATTTACAGCGAAACAAAATCATAAATATAATTCAGATCCCAAATGGTCTGATATTCACTGTAAAGAATATATACTGAATAATAAAATTATTATTAAAACCGATTGTGATAGAATGGAAGATGGAAAACCTGTGAAAGATAAATCATTTATCGGGTTCTTTAAGGTTTTTGTGAAAGGATATCAAAATTTATACGATTATATCAAAGCAATTCAACAGAGTAAATTAGATAAAAAAGATCATACGTTACTGTTTGATATTTTAATAAAGAATCAACGCCAGTTAACTGATAAATCATTAATTAATCATAATTTAGATGTGAAAACATTGCATTTCAAATATACTTAATCATTGAGATCCATTATCATAGATCGTTTCAATGAATATTTAGGCTCAACCTTCCGCTTACTCTTGATGAATAGCAAAAGCTTCTGAGCCTCTTCTTCAGATCCAAAATATTCGGTGAACGTTGACGAAAGAAGTTTATTTGTAAGTCCCTCATACGAATTATTAACTGATGGTTTAATACTTGTCTGAAGAGCAGGGATATTAAATGTAGGTAGATCGGACTTTTCTTTGTTCTGAACATCTATTTCATCGATAATTTCTTGTTCGATCTTCTCTTTCATCTCTTTTAGAGGCTTCGTTTTTAGTTTCATCTTTTCATTGTATTCTTTCAGCTGGTTATCACACTGAACCCACTGAACAATTTTGCTTTCCATAGCCATAGAGTTTCCGGCTGACATAATGATGTTATTTAGTAATGTTTTATATTTAACTACAAAAAATCAAATTTTTTTAATTATTATTAATAATGACTTCTCCACTATATATGTTTACCAAAGAGGGGACCAAATATGAATTGCTTAATGTTTCGCTTGAAGATACAGTATTAGATCTAAAAAAAAGACTAATTCAAGAATACAGTCTCAAAGATGTCAACGGAGAAACTATCTTTCCAGAAGATCTAATCATTATAGGGTCCTTTGACCCAAGAAGCATACCGGAGAATAAGAGGGAGATAAGGGGTCGTTGCCTCTTTCTAATCATATCCGATGAGGGAAACACTTTACGAAAATTGCGAGAGGCAGAATATTTACGAGCAGCCCAAAACCGACTCGTGATGGGAAAGCTTGTTTCGGGGAAGTTTGTTTCGGGGGAGGAGGTCTCCGATCCAGATTTCTACGTAAAACATCTATCAGATACGGGAATTAGCGAAACGCAAAGAGTCTTATATAAAAATATGGAGAAACGGAGAAATATAAGATTAAACGTGGCGCGTGCAGGCGAATTCCTCCCGTATGATATTGCCGAAGAGGTTGGTCATAATTCTAAATTGGCACAGGGTTCGGCTAGAGCAAAGGAAGCCATGTCTAGACAGAGGGCTGAGCCTAAAGGATGCGGTAAAAAGAGAACAAAACGAATTAGAAAGAGAATATATAAACGTAAGAGCAAGTCAAAAAACTCAAAAAAAGGCGGAGCTAATAAGCGCAAAACTGCGTCTTTCACATCCCCTGTATCAGTTAAAAGATCAGAGAGCCATCAATCAATAGGACTAAAGCAGGAATATTCAAGTGAACTCCTTGATACAATAGAATTACCCAAACGTGTGACCAACAGTAACGACTTTTATCAGGCCGTAGAGGATTATATTATAGATCATTATTCATTCCTTACTCCATCGACGGGGGCCCCCGATCCAATAGTCGATGCCCGTGATACTGTTAATAACTGCTTTGTCGATATAAAGGTCGCTCCCACAAATCAATCGGGTAGAACTGTAACAACATCTTATGGTCAGCATAATTTCCTTAGAAGAGAAACCGTCACACAACGACAGAGATACACAATCAATGACAATGCTAATGTTGGATATTATTTAATATGTCGTAAAAAAATCGCTGATATCAAAGATAATCGTTATTTGGTTGAATTGCTGTATGCGAAAATAGAGGATTCTTCCTTTATGAGCCCTGATCATAAGAGAGGTAGTTCACTAGATTATGTAAGCGTTTTACAACCGTATTTATAAGTTTAAAGTGATCATAATAATAAATTTCATAAGTTTAAAGTGATCATAATAATAAATTTCATAAGTTTAAGATGTCTTTTGAAACGATAACAACAAAGTTATTAGATTCAATGAAAAAAGAATTGAAAAAAGAAGAACATATCAATACAATCAATAACGATATTGTTCAGCCGATCGTTGTAAAAGTATTGGAACAATTATATCCTTATTTTATTGCGTGCTCCATGATTATCGCGTTTATAGTGATCTCCGTATTTGTTATCTTATGTCTGAATGTAAAAATTTGTTATTTTTAACGATAGGTCATTATTTATTTCCTGAGTCGGCTACACGTATAAAATCACCTCGGCTCATTTACAATGATATAAAATAACAAAATTTGATTTCACATAGTTAAACATAAATCAATGAAATATCATACTATACTATAATGGGGATTAAAGGTCTCACTCAGCTTATTAAGAAAAACTCACCCGAATCGATTGAACATATCGGTTTATATACAATGAAGGGTAAGCGTTTGGCGATTGATACAAGCATCTTTCTTTACAAGAGTTTGATGAATGTTAGATCAAAGGGTGATTATCTAAGAAACAAAGATGGTAAAGTTGTCAGTCATATTCAGGGTCTCTATCATAAGACGAACCAATATCTAACTTTAGGTATCACACCTATCTACATCTTTGATGGGAAACCACCCGCAGAGAAAGGTGATTGTATATCTAAGAGGCAGAAGAAGGCTAAAGAATGTAAAGAGAAACTATCAAATGTTACAGATACCACTCTGGAAAAAGAAAAGGTTGCTCTGGAAAAAGGATCAATTCGGATAAAGAAGGAATATATTGACGATTTGAAACAATTATTTGATACAATGGGTGTCTCTTATATTCATGCTGACGGTGAAGCTGAAGCATATGCTTCGGAACTATGTCGGTTAGGTTTCGTGGATGGCGTAGTGACAGAAGATATGGATACACTCTCCTATGGATGTCCACAATTAATCAGGGGATGTATTGATAAGAGTATTAAGCGACCCGAAGTCTGTACTACGTTTAATTTTGAGAGAATTCTGGTGGATTTTAAGATGACACATGATGAATTTATTGATATGTGTATTCTATGTGGATGCGATTATTGTCCTACTATTCCTAAAGTAGGTCCGGTAAGGGCAATGAAAATTATTCATAAATATAAAACTATTGAAAATTATCTTGAAAAAGAAAATGTCGACCACGATGAATTTAGAAGTAAATATCAGGCATCAAGAGGTCTCTTTAAGGTATTCCAAGGAAAAATCGATTTAAATCATCTACCAATGAAAATTACATCATATGATTCAGATAAATTATATCAATATTTAGTTCATGAATGTTCAATGAATGAAAAACGAGTACAGAATTCCCTCCAGACTAATTAATCCATTACTTATTTATTACTTATTTTTTTTATATTCTGAATATAAATGAATAGTATTCTTATTTTAATGATCGGTGGTCTAATTTTTACAGCGTTTCAACAGAAATCGGAGAAGAAGACAAATATGATATTGATCGGTGCGACAATATTTATTTTTTGTATGGTGAGTAAAGAGGGCTTGACGCAGATTTTTGTCCCAGGTCAGGTGGGCAGTGGAGCCACATGTACACCGGTGCCCACAACAGCGGAGACATGTTTACCGGACACGGTTGGTAATGACTGTACAGCATTCTCTGTGGGCCAAGCCACTTGCCCCGCAGGATGTACCTTCACGGTGGCAACTGTAGCTTCGGACCCGACCGTGTGTGATCGGGGAAGCGCATCGCAAGTAGATTGTTTAGCAATCGGAGGATGTACATACGTCGGTCCGGTCCAAGAAGTGGTGCCTTCCGGTCGCGTGGCCACCGTGGTCGGTCAAGCTGGTGACCCTCGTTTTACGGAGCTGACTGATCTATTCCCCTCTTGCACACTGGGTAAGACGATCAAGGCCGATGGGACTTGTGCTCTCGTCACGTGCCCGGCCCCCGCACCATCTGGAACCGCACCATCTGGAACCGCACCATCTGGAACCGCACCATCTGGAACCGGTACAGTTGCCACATGTGGTGCAAAAGCCACGTGTAGTGCTTCATTATTTGCCCCATCAGTTCTCGACAACAACTCTAATAAATGCGATACGGGCACTTTTGTCGACTCTACGTGTGATTGTAATCACAGCGGGACATGGGCGGCGGGAACCCCACCAACCGGATGTAGCGCCTCCTAATCAGTTTAAAGATTTGATTGCTTACTATAGTATAACAAATCAAAATGAGCGTATACACTGGCAATCTAAATGACTTATCTGAGGACCAATTCATTATCACCGATAAAGATATTTATCGTAAAATCAATGGTTATCTCTATATGTTAAGTAGTATCAATGATAGATATGTATGGTCAGCAAATTATGGGAAAAGCAATATGAAGGGATCCGAAATTCTGAATTCTGATCGCCTATCTTATAAACTTATGCATTCTACATTGGTTGGTGAAGATACTCCATACAATTTCCTATCGATTTACAAGGCCGATGATAACAATCATCTCATTCATACTACGACATTCAGTGGATATGATGTCCCATTTTATTGGGGTGAGTTACATCCCGATCATAATCAGCGCTGTCTTCAAATCTCATCGTATTTAAGCTCGACAAAACTCATCTCCCTTCCAACTCACATCGATCTAACGCAACATTGTTCGGAAGAATATGAACATGAACAAGCACTTGAACAAGATGGATGGCAAGACCTGATTAACAACGAGGGATGGTTATGTTGGGCTTCGCCTGCCCCAGCACCTGTAGCTCCCGGTCATGTAGATGAGCCGGAATGTGCTTCCTCATATGAGAAAGCACAGGCTCTGAGTGGCTGGTCGAACCCTACAGAAGATAACGTCCTCTCTTGGAACGGACCAGGACCATCTACTTCGCCAGCAGAAAACCTGCGACGATACCTCCACCGCGAGACAGCTGAGCAAGAGACAGCTGATAATGAGACAGCTGATAATGAGACAGCTGATAATGAGACAGCTGATAATGAGACAGCTGATAATGAGACAGCTGATAATGAGACAGCTGATAATGAGACAGCTGAGCAAGAGACAGCTGAGCAAGAGACAGCTGAGCAAGAGACAGCTGATAATGAGACAGCTGAGCAAGAGACAGCAGTACCTGATGAGGATGATTTCGATGTTGAGATGACAATTTATCTAGAAGATGTATTCGAAGAAGAACGCATCGATCCCTATGATGGGGAATGGTATGCGGAATCTGAATTTTACGAATATTATGGCGGTGATGCCGAATGGACCCATCAGGATCCCAAGAAAGTCCTATTGAGGGAAGAATATTTTAAATTTACGAATACATTTTCATATTTAGGGGCGAAGAAATTTATTTTCTTATTTAATAAGTACGATCGGACATTCCGTTAAGTTTATAAACACCACCCGCCACCCACAAAAGTAGCCATATGTAATTCCTTTGGCTTTGAAGAACCCTGACACGTCAAAATGAAATCTACTAATGTTGGTCTATCCCAACTCGACAATGGGTATTTAAATGTTCCGGGCTCTCTTTTTATCATTTCATTTAACATATTTCGTAAATCATCTTCATTCATTTCCTCGATTTCAGAATCAGATCTATATTTATAATCCGATTTAACCTTCATTAATTTCTTACCCTGACATGTAATTGCTAGTTCGACTAATTTAGATTTATTCATATTTTTTATATTACCATACGAATAACTTTGAGACTTCCTTTCTGATATTTTCATAATGATATTTCGTAATGTACCTTTACCCCCCTTAAGAGCGTCCAGCATTCCTGTAGTGAACTTATCACCATCATCATCACCATCATCATCATTATCATCTTCATCATCATCTTCATCACCATCATCATCATCATTATCATCTTCATCATCATCTTCATCATCTTCATCATCATCTTCATCATCTTCATCATCATCATCATCTTCAGGTGTCTCTGTTTGCTTCAAATGATATTTTTTACATTGATCATCCATTTCAATTATTTTATTGTTCTCTACTTTGACCGATCCGATTTTGTTTAGATTTTCGTCGTATAGTATTCCACCGGAATACTTATAGCTGATAGATTCGTGTATAATATCATCTTCCTCATCTTCCTCATCTTCATCATCTTCCTCATCTTCCTCATCATCATCACCTTCATCATCATCATCATCATCAGCATCTCCCTCATCATCATCATCATCATCATCATCTTCAGCCTCATTAATACTGGTATCACTAAAAAAAGATCTTTTTTTATTCCATTCTTGTATCCCTCCTTTCCATTCTGAAACATTGTTAAATTTACATTCATATAGATGATCGACTAATTTTTCAGATAAATCACATTCGCGTCGCGCGCAATAAGTGATAATAGGTACATCTCGTATATTTATGATCTTATCTCTCACCTGAGCTTCAATGACAGGATAATTCTTTAGTATTGATTTTACGAAATTCATAACTTTTCTCATTTTGCTTTCCATCGTTAGGCGGACAAGTGATTCATGTGGTAAATTATATGAACTTGGTATGTGATCTTTATCATATTCTTTTTTAGAGAGGGCGTTTATTATGATAGTGTCTTTTGCTAAAACTCGTTTATCCAAATATTCAAACGAAATACTACAGATAATACGTATGGTTTTCAATGGTAACCATGTTTTATCAGAACCTTCCAGAAGATAATGAATATGCTTACATATTGTTTCCCCTTTATCTTTATAAGGCGCGGGTGGATTGAATTTTAATATAACCTCACCTTTATCATTACATTTTTTTAGACCATGATTTTCATATTTACCGTAGGCTTCTTCCGGGCCAAGTATTTTATGAATATTCTTTTGTTCTCCGGTAGCCCAAAAATAAACATATTTATTACTGTTGTCTTTCCCCAGTGTCAACTTGGCTTCCAATGAATTCTCACCTAATTCAGGATCTTTTTCTTTTAACTCTTCGTTCTTCAAACTATAGTTTGGATCACAATTTATCATTTTAGGATAAGGTGAATAGTTCTCCGACTTCTTAGACCAAAAAGGAATATCCTCAGTATCTAATTCTCCAGCTATCCGGCAAAAATTACATTGCGAGATAGTCTGTTCTTCACTCATTATTATTAATAACTAATATAATATATTTTTAATATAATATATTTTTTATATTGATATTATATGAAACGAAATAAATCAATACGAATGAATACTAAGAGTAAAATCACGCGCAGATGTTCTAGAAAATCACGCCGATGTTCTAGAAAAATGAAAGGTCGATCCAGAAAGGGCCGATTCGGAAAGAAGACTCGTAATCATTCTGGAAAAAAAATAGGAGGATCAATGAGTTCGTGGTGGAATTGGGCAATTGGGAGTGAAGAAGATGTTGATCATACTATACCGAATGTGGGACCGGTGCTGCTTCCCGATACATTACCTCTGTCTATTCAGATACACGAATTTGCATTATTTGTACATTACCAACTAAGAGATAATGATCCAAATTTTGCGTTTTATGTTCAACCACTTCATTATATGGCGGTGCAGTTAAAAGCAATATATGGTGAGAGGCTATGCGTAACTAAGGATTATGAACAAGATGAATATGCAAATATACAAGCCGTTTGCGAAGGTAAATTCCCTTGTGTAGAAAGTTCGGGTATGAAAATTGGATTTGATAATATATTAAACAGATACATGGGGAGAGTACCTGAAAAATACTTATTCACGAGCGAGGGGGAGGATGGTTTTAAAAATGAACACGGTTTCCATCTATTGGTCAAAAAAAATAACGCCGGTAAGATACGCGACTTTTATGATATTGTTAGAACCATGTTTTGTAATATTAAGCATGATGAAGATATAAATAATTATATAAGGGAATTAAAAGCGGAATTCACCCCCGGCACGCAAGGGTGGGGTGCTTTTGGATCATTGGATAGGCGCGCTAACTTTGAATCCAACGATGCCTTGAGATATTTAGAGACATGGATGAATCAAGAAAATATTGATGATGAAAGATTGAGAAGATTATTACAATATTATGTTAATATTTTTGCATATGAAATGGGCGGCGTGAAGCAGTGTGAGGGAAACAGAGATATGGTGGGAATTTACATGTTAGTGAAATTAAAAGATCCTACAGGTGAATTTGTTTATGATAATACCGAAATGGTAGTACATCAATGTAATTTCCTATTAGGAAATCCGGCTCAATATCATATAGGTATAATGAGAAATCCATCCGATTTACTGGACCGAAAGTTTAGTAAATTACCAGGTCATATATATAGGAACATAATTAGATTAAATAAAACAGGGAGAATGTTCTAGTCTGTAAATATAGGAAAGTATCATGCTATGATTTAAAATGTTTTATCCGTAATTTTAGCTAAGGTCCTCAAATCATTAATCAAGTCATCGATGCAATCAAGGATATAATTAAACATATTCTGAACCTTGGTAAGTTCATCACCCACAACCAATTTATGATTAGGGTTCAATGCTACGATAAATAGAATTTTATCTTCTAATGGATGGGGTTTCTTGTATCCGAATAAATTAATGATAGATGAAGGTGACACCATCCTTCGCATAACATGACTCTGTAATAGATTTCCCAGAGTATGTCCTTCACCCTCAACTTCAATATGATAAATATTCTCTTTTTCCTCACCAACAGATACTTTTGAGGGATTTTCTTTTAGATATTCAATCATGTCCAATTTGAAATCTTCGCATTTCTCGATCAAAATCTTGATCGCGACTTTGAGTATTTTAGATTCATCGTAATAATGATTGCTTTTTATTGAGAAATCATATGACTTAGGTTCATCATCGTCATCCCTATAAAAGTATCGTTCAGCCTCGGCCAACCGAAATTTTCTAGAGAAAATTTCTTGAGCATCCTTTTCAATCTCTTCTAGCTTTATCTTATCCTTTAAAGCTGAAGTCACTAATGTTTCATCTATTTGGAACGATGATGTGGCTTGACTCACACCCTGAAATTTAGAATCTTCGTATCCATAACCTACAGAGGGTGATCCATAGAAATTAAGTTCTTGGTGTTGATCTTCAGTCCTCGTGGTTTTTAATTCGGTAACCAAACAGTAATGAGATTTACCACGGAAACTAAACGGTCGGTAAATTTTATCTTTTTCCTTTTGGACAAGTGGTTTGCTTAAATCATAATTTTCAATATTTACTACCGACAGTTGCTCTCTCAATACCTTTTCATCTTGGGGGGAGAAATCATAGGATTTATCATGGAGCTTCTCTAACCTCTCTACAAAGCCTGATTTTAAAGGATAAATTTGAACATCATTCATTGTTACGAATTTGAATGGATCGTCACCATCATGAACCATCTTACATTCGAATAGATGGTTCTTGAGATAATTTTCAGGGTTGAGATATAACGGCATAAATGAAATACGATGAGATAACATTTCATTATGTAATGATGAATTGTTAGTTGTCATAATTAGTTCATTCCCTTCGCCATTGGGATAGAGCTTAAATCCGACAGTCGGAATATCGGTCAGTAGAACTCTACGAATAGCATTAATCATTGATTTATCTAATCCGTATTCATCGTTTCCAGAGATCACGAATTTTAATTCACCTTTTTCAACACGAATATCTGAAAAAGAAGGGGTGAATTTGGAAGTTTCGGGCATTTAATATAATGTAGTTAATAATTAAAGTTTTAAACTAAATCAAATTTATAAGAAATACAATAAGAAATACAATATTTATTAACAATCGATAAACAGCGAATCAACCCTTCATCGTCGTACTATGAGATGGGATCCAATCAGAGTCGTATGTGGGCTTGCGACTCACGGTATCATCTACAGTGATCTCTGCGTTATCTGCAAAAATTTCCCACTTCGGTGCCGTCGGTGTCTCTGACCCTCGTTGGACTACTACATAAGATTTTATAGGATTAATTATACCGGTTTTCTTGGTCTCAATTACCTCATATGTCCAGTTTATCGAACGATTATTACCATCGTCCGATAATGGTACCAGATGACTCACATCTTTAGCCCTGATAAGGATAGTTTTCTTCTTCGAGAATGGGTTCCACCCTCCTCTCATCTTGGTCTTTCTTCTCATCTTGGTCTTTCTTCTCGACCTAGTCTTTCGTCTCATCTTGGTCGGTCTAGACCTAGTCTTTCGTCTCATCTTGGTCGGTCTTGACCTAGTCTTCTGCTGAGCCTTAGTCATTGTCTATATTTATAATATAGATATTAATATAATGACCAAGAAAACATATCCTTTTGATAAAAGAGAGGAACAATCTCTTAAGAAAGGCGTCACACTAATAGTTGTAACCTCACCCATTCCTAGCCATCCTTCAATATCTATGGTGTCTGATGCGATAGATTCTGTTTTAAAGATGAAATATCTTTTTTCAGAAATGATTATTTCATATGATAAAGATCGTAATAATACATCAGGATATAAATCCTATAAAGCAAAAATGAAAAAGAAATATCCTCAATTTAAACATCTTATGCTAAATAAGCACGGACACTTTATCGGTACATTTCATAATGCTCTCGATAATTGTTCGACCGAAAATTTCTTCCTGTTACAACATGATATCAAACTCGAAGGTACATTCCCAATACATGAATGTCTCAAATCGGTGGTGCCCTGGAATATTATAGCGACTCATCATTTCCCAGAAGCTAAACCACCTAAAACTCATTGGTTTCCAATTATGAAGACGACCAAAGATAAAAATTTATTGAAGAGCTGGGGATGGTCTGAAAGAATATTTCTCTCAAAGAGAAATTGGATGATGGATAAGATACATGAATATTATCATAAAGGTAAGACTAAAAATTTTATTGAGAGTATCTTTCACAAGGAGTTTGATAAATTATGGAAAAAGACACAAGGTATTAAAGTATTCAGTGAAATATCTGGGGCACCTGAATATATGAAAGTCTATAATGAATTCTGGAA